CGAGCTTCAGCAGGAGTCTTGGACAAAGGACGGCGCAGAGAAGAGCCGATTAGTGCTCAACTGTCAAAACTTCACTCTTCTCAATTCCAAGAAGGAAGATAATGGTAGTTCTGGTAGTTCTGGCAACCCTGGCAGCAGCTCCAGTGCTGCAGGTCGCAGGCCGGCTTTTAACACCCAACCAGCCCAGAATCCGCTAGACGAGGATGAGGATGATATTCCCTTTTGATGGTTGGGGCATGGTAGCATAGGCTTTCATAGCAGCCGATGTCACTCTCTCCCCAGTGCTGACAGGATTACTGCTCGGGCCGTGCGGTAATTTCCGATTCGCCTGGAAGCGAATTGGCCAGATGCACGAAGAGGGTAGTCTTGGTTGAGGCGATGTGGTTCCTGGGTCCAAGTACCCGCTGTGGCATCGTCAAGAGTGATTGCTACCTGTAAGACCCCGCGAAATGCTCAGCACGAATGATCCCCACTATGGGGCGATGTTGATTGAACAAGCAAGGCTTCATCTTGGCACCGTTATGGCTGGCCAAGATTCGGAGCCTTTTTTCATGGCAATGTTGAAGATCGTAGAAGCTAATGTTCACCTTGAATACCTAACACTAAGGAACAAGGAGGCAAGGTTAAAAGGTATAAAGGATTTTCTTCAAAGTGTTTACTATGGGCTTGGCATTAAAGATTTAGGAGATTTTACTGCAAATGTTGTAAAGTCTTCCCTTAAAGAGAAATCAAAGAATAGGTACGCTCACCAGTTTATAGAATGGCTTAAGACGCAGGATCCTGCATTTCAGTTTCCACAAGAATACTTTGAGTATCGTCGCATAATGAAAGCTATTTGGTACGACAAAAGGATGCCACCAAAAACAAAAACCTTGTCTTACAGGTGGGCGAGATTTATTTACAATACGAGTCCGACTTTATTGAATGAAATAGGTTGGGATAGGAAGTATAAAACAGTTCAAGCCTGTTACTATGGCGAAAGGTTTGAGGAAAAGCAGCAAATCCTCAAGCCAATCAAAACTTATCAAAATCCAACTGATTTCCAAGTTTCCCAGCTTGCTGAAAGTCTTTTTCAGAGGTTGGGCAAAGGGAAGTCCCGTAAGCTAGCATCGGAGCTGATGTGTCGCGCTGGCTTGGATGAAGACGAGAGTCATGGGTATTGACCCTGGAGTTTCAGGAGCAATTGCGATTTTTGATGGTACTGCTCTTTTGGATGCGTTTGACATGCCAGTGATTGAGATTCAGTCTGGTAAAAAGAAGAAACGCCGCATCTCGCCTGAAATGCTGGTAGCGGAAATTGAGGAGCACGTTGGCTATCTGTCCAGGGTTTATATCGAGGATGTTCATGCAATGCCGGGTCAAGGCGTTACGAGCATGTTCAGCTTTGGAGAGGCCGCTGGCCTAGTGCGCGGTGTTTGCGCTGGTCTGCGTTTGCCAGTTTGCCTGATCTCTCCGATCACTTGGAAGCGGGGCTTGCGACTCACGGGCAGCGGAAAGGATGCTAGCCGCGCAATGGCAGCCCGTCTATGGCCCGAGAAAGCCGGTCTGTTCAAGCGCGTTCGGGATGACGGGCGGGCGGAGGCCGCCTTGCTGGTTCATTACGGTCTAGATCGATTTCCCGCCGGTTGACAGCAGCCTGCTCGCGCTCGATGGTTTTTATTGGCGCTTGCGCGTTTCGCTGTTCGTGGTGTATGATTTCTGGGTCGTCAACGGATCTCAACGTTGCCCCGCCGAAAGAATGCCGCCGTCGAAGCGGTTGAACAACCCGCCACCACTACCGATCAAATGTCCGAAACTGCCGCACTCCTTGACAGCGAACTGCAAGTTGTCGCAAAAAAAACGCCTGCCGTTACTAGCAAGAAGGGCGTACCTGTCAATGTAAGTGATCTTCTGCGGATCACTACTGAGCTGGACGGGAGCCCTACCGACCAAATCGCTCGCGCTTGCGGTTACTACACCGAGTTCACCACTGTCTTGACCGGTGAAGTTGATGTGCGCGTGACACGAGACGACACGTTTGGCTACATGCAAGCGCTACTGGCTTCTCACGGTACTAATCTGGCGCCACCTACTCGTAGCACCCGGCGCAGCAATCGTCAGCCGATTATCAAAATCGGCAAAACTGGTAACATTGTGGTTGGCGGCCGATACACGAACGTGGCGGGTTTTCCGTTCGGCGAAGAGGTTGATTCTCGCGTTCGTGTAGAGGCTGAGCCGGGTAAGATCACTATTTTTGCCGCTGCCCCAGGCGAATACGCATCCGAGGATCAAGGTGGTGATGATCTTGATGATTACGATCCTGATGGCCTTGACGAAGGGGGAGACGCGGAGGAAAGCGACCTGGATCTTTGATTAACGGCCAACCCCTGCCAGCTTTTTCTTTTATCCAATGGCTCCGCGTTTACTCGGGGCCTATCTTTTTTCAGCTGTGAAACACTTTCTCAAAGCATTGAAGCTCAAGCTTGAGCGGTTCAGGTTATTGCGTTACGTGAAACGCCACGAGGTTATTCCGGCTTGGTACGGAGTGGCCTGGGAAGATTGGTTAACCAACGGTGCCTATGCTGCCCCCATACCTCTGGCGCTGCTGGTTGCAGTGACCCGCTGGCTGTGGAGGGGGCTGCTGGTGGCCAGCAGAGCGATGGCCTGTGACCCGAGGGTTGCGTATTTGGATGGGGTCGAGCGCGGCCTTCAGCTTGCCAGGGAGAGGCCGCCATCAGGCCAGGCTTATCACATAGTTAACGCGGGTGGCCTGTCCCGTCCAATGATTCCCCGGAGCGAAAATGAGTAAAGATTTGCCTAATTCCGCGCCGCCAAGTGTAGTTGCTTCGCTCCGCAATTCAGCTCCGCAGGGTATTCGGGATGCTGGGGTAACTCGCGAACTCTGGCTGATAAACGCTGCTTACGGTACTGGTCTGCGCGAGGGAGTTCGGTTGGCCACGGAGGTTCAAGGTGTGCCGCCTACTGTTCCGTCCACCAGGCAGCGTCTTGCTACGGCAATTCAAGATGGTGATGAACGCTTGGCGCTTAAGCTTCTGGGCGAGCTTTTGTTTCACGATAAGCAATCTACTGACGAGGCTATCCTACAATGACAGTTCAACTCACTGCGATCAAACTTGTTGAAGAAGGTGTTTACCTTGTCTCAAACAATTTTTCTTACCGCCTTGAAGTAGACGGGATTCCCGCAAACGAGAAGACTATTGTTGTGCAGGACCTCTCTAGTATTTGCTTTGTAAAAACAATCCAACAAGAAATTGTTGCTTACAAAGAAGCTGAAACGGAAAACGTTAAAAGCCCGGAAGTGTACTTGCTGGAAAAGGGAGAACTTGCGGGTAAGGGTCGCGTGGCATCCGATGAGGAAAGCCTCCTGTTTGATAACATTGACGATGAGCTTCAGTACATACGATATATGAAAACCTGGAAGCCAGTGTATAACGAGCTTAGCTATGAAAAACTGCCTGTTCAGGTAACAATCACTGAAGTGCGAACTGAATCGGGCGACCCAGATATTAAGTCTTTATGGAACGCGCCGAGCGTTGGCCGCAGGTTTTGCCTTTACGGTTTGAATCGCAATGCCTGCGCGGTTAAAAGTTTTCAGGAAGCTTGCGAAGCCTCTTCTTTGAAATTTAGTATCGCAAGTCACTCTGGTATTCGCTTCGCTCAGATTAAAGGTAGGTACGTCTTCGATGATGGTATGGATTTTGGTAAGCAGGCTTTTGTTGGGACCCTGGAGCAGTGCAAACAAGAGAAAGAGCGTATATTGAAAAAATAAATGAAGCGATTTCACTATTTGTTGCTAAAAGGGATGGCATCAAAGTCAGCGATATTGCAGATGTGATTGATAAACTTGAAGCAGTAAAAGGATATGTTTTAGACCTTGCACCTATCAAAAGTTCCGCCCAAAAACGTGCTGATTCTTTAAGTGCTATATCAAAACTTATACTAGAACTTCGAGCGCAAATTCCGCTTTAACTTGATTTTACGGCTTAATCATTGTACTTGAGTTACTCGACATGACCCTTGATCCACTGCCAAGCATCACACCCGCTCCCGCTGTTAACAGGGCTCCTGAGTTCCAGCTGCTACCCGCGTCGGAAGATTGCAGCCAGGGTACCGATGGCTATCACACGTTTGCTGAATTGTATGAAAGCCGACACGCGCTAACATTGGCTCTCGCAAAAGCCTTGCCGCATCGGTCTTGGTTTAGCCTGTGGCATCACGACGGAGAACTGTGCTTCAACGATGGCAGGTGGTTTATCTTCGGTATTGACTTACCGGATAGTGGTCAAATCACTTATCACTTGCTGATAAGAATGTGGGAACTGGCCAAGATGACAGGTGCGGCGGAGTTGGAGCGTGGTTTTTTGTGGGATGGTCACACAGCGGCTGATGTTGTTTTGCGATTGAAGAGGTGGGCTTCGCTTGCTACCCCAGCTCAACCTGAACCAAAAAAGCCCGGCAATAACGCGGCCAATACTTTAGAGGCTACTGGCGTGTTCAAGAATGAGGATCGCAAGCTAAAAGAGTTAACCGACGAACAACTGCAGTCAATGGCTAACGTTAATTTGTGGGGGGATATAGATGAAGCGGTGAGGCTGGCCCGTGATGCTATTGCCGCTGATCGCTCTCTTAATGGTGGCTACGCGCCTCAGCTTTTGGCTGAAGAGGAAGTTAACAAAGTTGTCCCCTGGTTGGGCGAGGCTGCTATTCAAGCGGCCAACAATGGTTCTTCTCAAGCTGCTGGAATGCTGACGTTAGCTGCCCAGCTTTTAGGCGAGCGCGTAACGAGGAACTGACCTCGACCCCTACCCCAGTGAGCGTGGAATCGCGGCTGCCGGAGCCGAAACATTTTGATATTAACAGAAGGTGCTGGTACTATACGGTAAACAACGGAGAAGGTTGTTGGAGAAAGATGGCGAGTCGCACTCTTGAGCAATGCAGGCTCGCAGGTGCAATGTATTGGCTGGATGGCAGCGTGTCATTTCTTCCCGCTTGGAACACTTAGCAATGAAAGCTACTATAAGCGCCAACGGCTGCCTAAAGATTGTACCAGAAAGTGAAACAGAGGCTTACGCTTTGCACTGTTGGCATCAGTCGCAGTCGGACGATAGTTTACTTGAGCGAGGAGTTCTTCACTGTGCGTATAGCGAGATCGATTCACAAATGTCATCCATCGGCTATCAACCTCTTCACTAACAAACCCCTCCATGAACAAAAAATCTGCTGACCGTACTGTATTGATAAGGTACGTCTTTAGTCATACGCATTTTAATGGCTTGCGAGAGGTATGGCGGTTTTTCGCTTGTACACGTGAGGAAGCTGTCGAGGCCGCTCAGCAGGGTGGCTGGACACCTCCGCGCTGGTGGCAGTGGTGGCGAAGGGCTGACAATGGTACCATTGGCTAATCTATTTACCTGTCGGCGAACTTCGTAAAGTGGCCCGAACTACAAAGGGAAAGGCGAGATTTTCTTTTAGGATTGCCCTGGTTCCGGTTGATCAACCAGCTCCAAAAGCGCCCTGGGTTGGAACGCATCAATGGAAGTACAAAGCAATTTACAATATAAAGATGAAACTTGCGATACAAATCAAAAAAGCGTCTAGCAGGGCGAGGTATGAATGGTTCAAATTTTACGCTGTCAGCGGTTACGGCGCTCCATCTACTGCTGAATTTATCTGCCCGTATTCTGGGATGGTTTCAAAAACCGTCAAACCAGTGGAGGCTGCGTCGCTGAGGAGATACTGGGTGGAATGTGCGAAGAAATCCCGTGAAATACTGGACTGGCTCGACTCGCTTGATCCGCTGAGCTATTCTGCGCAACTTAATAGCTACCTTTTAAGAACCATTGTAGTAACCTATGGCATCAGGGAGATGGAAGAGTATCAAGCGCAGTGCATTTTTCAAGGCGTAAAGTCGTGACAAGAGCCGTAAAGTATCACGAGTTGGTAAATGAAAACGGGTGGCCGATGTTTACCTCAAATCAAACGGAGAATCGATTCGCTTTGTGTAGAAAAGCTTTGTGTCCAGGCAGAGATTTAGGTATCAAAATGAAAGACTGTTACTCCTCTCAGTCTCAAATTCAGAAATACTGCAAACTAAAATTTCTTTCGGAGGAGTCTTTTGGTGCAAACGCGAAAAACTTGTCTCAGTTCGCTTGGGGTGGCATGTACACAAACTACAAGCAAGCTCTTGAGGGTGCATTCTACCCTTTTGTAAGGTGTATCCAGAGAGTTAGGCCGATCGACAGTGGCGTTATTTGGATCGGGACTAGACATGAGTATCCCAGGATCTATGTTGACAACCTTGTAGCTGACTGGCTTTGTCCTTATTCAAAGAGTGGCCACGTCATGGTCGAACCATTTGAGCCACTGGGTCGCGTGCTGGCTAATTGGTCGCGCCTGAGTGATTATCGCTATTACCCCTGTCTAACGCTCCCGGCCGTCCCAGACCTGTGAGTATCGGTTTTGTTGCAGGCGGCTGGCGGGGCCTCCGCAAGCTGGGCTGTCTGCTAGGATATAGAGGCCACCAGCAGCAACTATGACCCGGCAAACCGGCGACCAATGCGCAATCTCAGCTGAGCGCGAGCGCTTTGACCACTATTTGCTTACGTTTCATGACAGAATGATGGTAGAGGCTGAAACCGAAATTCAGCAAAACTGGACATCGGTCGCTTTGCGCGATAAAAATGCGTTGCGACTGGTTCCAGAGGGTCATGTTTTTGTCTGGATCCTCAAGCCAGAAGGGTCTCACTTTATTGAAACTTTTTGCAGGTTAGACGCTAGAGAATACTACATTCAGGCGGCAAAAGAAGGAAAAGTTACCGCGTTTGAAGCTTTTTTTATTCAATGCCAGGATTACTTTGTTAAATTTAGGAACAGGTTTGATCCGACAAAGTACAAATACTATACGTGCATTAACAAAAACAGGCCGTTCGGCGGAGAAATGATTCCTTCTTCTTTTGAGGAAATGCTGAATCTCGCTTTTGTCCGGCAACTTATATGGACCAACTCCGGTATGCGAAAAACTGGAAACACTCTCCCTTGGTAAAACACTTCATGAATCAAATTCTAACAACAGGGAAACTGTTTTCCTGCTTCACCGCAATCCTCCTGGCTGCCGATGCCCTATCGGCATGTGTTGAGGCGCTGAAGGCAGGGTGATGGAATTCCCTCTTTCCCCCGCCTCGCAGAAAGTGCTGGCAGCACTTACCCAAAGCGAATACGGACTTGACCCCGCCGACATTCCAAACGAGGCCCAACGCATGGCTCATCAAGCGTCCGTCGCTATCCGCGCCGCTGCGAAACAAGTGGTGCCGGAGCAGAAGCCCTGGCATCGCACAAATGATGCTGGTGCTGCCAATCACGCAGTACGTCTTGAGTTTCTCGCCATCGCCGACGAACTGGAGGCAGGGTGCGTGCCTTGTGCCTAGCGGCTTTTGGGGCTGACGCAAGCATTTTTAGTTATTGACGTTTAACCTGTTTTAATTTAACCCATTTTAACCCAACAACTTCCAATGACTGCAACTTCAGCTCACGCTAATTCAGAGACCATTTGTAACTTGCGGGTGCAGGCGAATCACTGGAACGAAGCGGCGAACGCTTGGCTCGGAGCTGCAAGTGAGCTTCGGAGTTTGCTTGAGCACAGGGGCGAAAAAAATTACTGCGAAAACCCTGAATGGTTGGATACGAGGAATCGTGCAGTCTACGCCTTGAGGATGAAAGCTGTTTTACTGGAGTCGGCAGCCAGAGGCGGTTCCTCCCACGAGTATGTCTGGCGGGCAAAAGTAGCGCCATAATTGCGGCGGTTCATGAAAAGACCAGTTTATCCCGGTAATTACTTCTTGCCATTGCTTTATGCCCGGCTTACACTACTCCTGCGCTACAGAAAACCTTCTGATTTCAGCGGTAAAGTTGCAGGAATTTCGCAAAAAGGCTGAAGGTCTTCAGCATATCCCGTGCTTTTTCGCCTTGGGATCACAGCCGGCGGAGTTTCTCGTTAGCCATCTCGATGACTTGGAAAAAGAGTTTGAGCAACATCTCTCGGCATTCCTGTTGGAGAGACGGCGAGTTTCGCGAACAAAGGGTGGTCCTTGTTGACAAGCGGCCCCTGCTCCTGTAAAATCAATTAGCCACAACCAAGTCAACCCACCACCAACGCTATGACCTCCACCCCCAGGTTTCCCTTGATCGACAATCTGCGTCGCTATGGCGGCAACTTTGCGGCGAAGCTTGCTGATGCCATGGCCGCAGCTGATCCAGAGAGTTGTGCTATTCTTGTTCAAGCTTTTCCTAAGCTTGTAGATAAGTATGCTAATATGGACCCGGTTACAACTGAAAATGTTATTTGTAACGAGATTGACAACGTTGGGTTGCAGCTAGAGCCAGTAGACGCACGGGTCAGGGCACTGGAGAGTTGCGTTACTCAGATTACTGCCGTAAGGCAACCCTTGAGGAAGAGGTTAAACCAGCTGGAATCAAGACTTTATGTTATTCAGAATGGCCTAAGCAAGGAAAGAATTCACTTTTCTGTACCAGGGGCAAACAGTGGTATTTGGTTTGGTGACATTGACCGCTTTGGCCGACACCTAAGGTCGATTCCGTTAGCAGAGCGCAAACCATTTGCCGAATGGAATGGTCGCGTTTATGCGCTGATTTTTTCTGACGGCGATCCCGAGAACGTCAGCCCTTGTTTTATACCTACGCCAGTTTGTATCTCGGAGCTTGAGGACTGATCTGGCCACTTTCCTGCTTAAACTGTGTTAAGTTAATCTTTCGCTGTTATGACTGTGCTATTCAACATCTACCACGACGTAAAAGTTCAGCTAACTAGCTACGGGCGCAATATTCTTGCACTAGTAAATCTTTCGTCGTCTTATCCTTACCTTTCGCAAAGCGACGGCTGGTTTAGGTTTCAGTTATTTCATTTAATGAGAATATTTGGGCCCTATCTCGGTAATGGTTCCACGCCGCTGTTTGAAAATATGTGTATTGCCTTCCCCGATGAACCCGTCCATTCTCAGCCGGCTCCCGCAATAGAGCAAAAGTGGATTGAGCGCAGGATTTACAGGAATTCCCCTGAGTACATGCCTTACATTGAAAAGCGGTTTTTGAACCGACTCAGTATTTCGTTTGAATACGATGGTCATCGCTGGAAGTACCAGCACACGTCATTCAATGATCAGGGTGATTATGACGTGATTGTGCGTCCGCCATGTGAGTAACCCGGCCCGCTAAAGCCGGACCCAATTTAGCAATTACACCACATCCAACGCGCTAACAGTCAATGTCTGACATTCTAATGACAACCACAGCTGGTCTCGATTTGTCACTGTCGCCCGAAGGCAGAGAGCTGCTTCAGCAAGCGATGGCTGAGCTTGGGGACGACGAGACAACGAAAGCCAAGAAAGTTATTAAAGATCGCCTCCTTGAGATCTGAAGGCTCGAAGCTTTAACCGCGAAAGCTAAAGCTGACCTAGCTGATCTACTTCAGCTCGACCAGTTGGAGATCGCAATGCTGGGGGATCGCTGATGAGCACGATAACTTCTTCGTCTGGGTTGGGGTTTCTGGTTGCGGATGGCGATCGGATGGCGATTGGCTTTCCAAGCTCTCCGTATGCCGCCAACGGTGATTCAAGCGTTTGCTTGATTTCCAGTTACGCTCCAGTTCAGATCACCGTGGACTCCCCGGTTTACGTTGACCACGTGTGGCCAGGGAGAGAAGCCTGTTTCAAGCGTACCGGTCGGCAAGAAGTGACGATTGAGGTGAGGGGCTACGGCTTGAAACTTGTTTCACTTGCGGATGCTGTCAACCTTTTCCGCAATGCAAACTCTCTTTCCGTAAATGAACTACTGGCTATTGCTTATCAAAAGATGAGAAGTCGTCGGTCTTGATTCCAGGCTTCACTGATTTCAGTAATTTCACCTTATCACCAAGTTTCATGTCAAACAAGTTTCAAGGCACGGTTTTTCCTGCTCTTACCTTGGCTGTGCTCCTGCTGGCTGTCTCTGGCCTCGTTTGGCTGGTTCCCCAGGTAAATGTCTACTACCGTTCCATGAGCGGAAAGGCGGCACTGATGGAGGCTGAATCCACCAGGCAAGTAAAAGTGCTTGAATCGAAGGCCAAAAATGATGCAGCTGCTTATGAAGCGGAGGCTGAAATCCGAAGGGCAGGGGGCGTAGCTAAATCGAATGAAATTATTGGATCCAGCCTCCAGGATAACCCTCGCTACCTTCAATATCTTTATATTGTTGGTTTGCAAGAGGGTTCCGAGAAGGGCAACCGAACGATTTACGTTCCAACTGAAGGTGGAATGCCAGTGCCGACCCTGCAGATTGAGAAGTAGAGACCTGTGGCCCGCCGGGAGCCTATCTCGGCAATTCAATTCTCTTCACCCAGTACAACAGCATGACCGATCAACACCGCGCTACGCCTGAGCAGTGGGCTAAGTGTGCTAGCGATGCCAAGGCCCGGAGTGGAGCTTTCACCTGCATCCTTGAACTCCGTTCGCGCATAGAAGCACTTGAGCTGGCGTTTCGGGCTCAAACCGGCTCATTAACGTCAGACGAACAGGTGGAGCTGGGTGTAGTGCCCGTCTCGGACGTGAAAGCCGCAGTTGAATCCAGCGTGAATCACGCAGTTCACAACTCTAGGTCTTCCCTTAGTCCCGCTTCGCCGCCTATCGTTTTTAAGCATATTTTTACGGCTGGCAATATTATAGCGGGTAGTTTTTATTTTGATCCGAACGGGATTTACGTACACCTTGGCATTTTGGATACATTTGAAGTAAGGCCGGGAGATTATGTTAAGGTTGCGCACTTGCGTGGTGTCGAGCCATGCGCAGGAGTGTATTCACTGATTGACTATCGAGTGCTTTCAGTTGAGGAAGGCGTGGAATGCCTGTATATTACGGTAGTACCGCTTTCCCTGTAATCCATGATTCTAGTTGCCTCCTCGGCGCGTTTAACGCTCTCTGCGCTTGCGCCAGGAACTACTACGAAGAACTTAACGGGGACACGGTGGAAATTGATAAACAGATTGAAACGGTCAAGGCAGCCCTGGCGTCCCAACCCGTGCTTACCTCCTTGAGGGATCGCTTACCTGGGCCGGATGACGTGGCGCCACACCCAGCTAATTCAAAGGTTGTCATGGTTGCCAGCGGCGTTGATACCGATCCGTGGTGCTGGGTGGCTAAACGGACTACCTGTGGGTGGCTCTTCAAGCCGGCCACCATTCAATGGATAACTATCAAAAGGCTAAGGAATTATACGTCAGCCCAAAGGGCGAAGATTGAGATGATTGGGTTTAATTCGCGTATTTCTTATACCCATTGGGTTCCGGCAGCTGCGTTCCCACTGCCAACCTATTGCCCGGAGGTGTCCGATGCCGATTAGCCAGCAATTCGCCTGGCTCCTACTGGGCGCTGTCATAGGTGTCGTGGGCGTTCTCTTGCCCGCCATGGTCGCTGTGATCTGGCTGCGCAGCTTCAGTTATCGTTGCCGGCATCCAAGGCCGGTGAGGACGGCCAACGAGCCCCGCCGTGGCTCTCAGGCTCTGGCAGACTACTACCGGGGGCTGAGCGGTGGTCCGCGTCAATGACACGGCGAGAGCAAAGCCATTCACCCGCGATCTATTCACCTATTAGGTTTCAGTATCAAATGATTCACTGGATAAGGGAAAGATGGCTTCGATTGCAATTGCAGAGTCACCAGTGGAAGTGCCATCAGGCGATAGCCGCATCGCTGTCCGACTCGGACCTTGCTGGTCACGCGAGCGGCAACGGGTTTAATCTTCAACTTATCAAAGCCTGTAAACTTGAACTGAGGAACCGCCGATGGACACTTTGGAGAAAGAGTTTCAGTTGATTACATTGGAAAAGTGCAACTATTTGCAATCCCCATTCATGTCATGCCTCCCATTCGCGCTATGAAAGGTTACGACACCTGGAAGTTTAACAGTTTTGATTTTTCACAATCCGATTCATCCAAGGAAGTGGTTGACGGAAAATGCGGCCCTTTCGCTTGGCAGCATTTTTGCCGAATGCATTCACGGGGCAGGGTTGAGGGCTGCGTCTGGGAGATTTGCGAGAAGGGACCATTCACGACGCCAGTCTCAAGATTTGTTTTTTGGTTGAAGTTTGTTCATGCTAAGTTTTGCGGGTTTGGCGATCCTCTTCGGGTTGCTGGTTTCAATTCGGTAGAGTGGATCGATCAAACCTACCTTGATGCTTGTTACATCGTGGAACATTCCTGGGTAGGCGAATTCTTTGATTGCTCAGTTGACTGTTTCCAGGATGATGACTGCGCTATTAACTTGCGCTTACGCGAGCCCCCTTGTGCTCCAGAGCTTGACGATCTGTAATGGAGTTCACTAATTTCCAGAAAAGGTTGCTGCTGGTAGCCTTAAAGTTTTTCTACAACGCTGGTCCGTATTTTATCTCAATGTTTTGGGATGGAGATTCTCCACCAAGGCAGGCTGAGTGGGAACAGTGCAAGCTACAAATCAAAAAACTTTACAGACAAATAAAAGGAAGCATTGATGACGGTCGCATCCCAGAGCCTAAGACTCGCCGAGATTACGTTCGCAAGTAACCAAGGTCTTAGATACGTTTCCACTGCTGGAGGTTTCAGGGTTTGCAGCAGATGCTGTGGTACCTGTCGCAATAACTTCGCGGTTGATCCTCGTTGGATTATCAAGGCTGACCAGGTTAACAGAACATCTTACCCACTAACATGTGACAACTGTGGTGGTTTTATTTTGTCAAGGTAAGCCTTAAAAATTAAACGTTCACTATCGCTATACCTTGTAGCCAGTTTTATAGGTTAAGGCGCTGGGCGGCTGTCTTGTTGGCGAGGCGCCCAGCGATTTTATTGTTACAGTGTGCTAACTTTGTAGGACTACCCGCTTGCATTCCTGGCGTTGGCGTGGTATCATAAGAGGCGTCGGGAAGCCTGTAGGCAAACCGGCGCCTTGTCCTACACGTTACACGCTATGCAAACTACAGCTTGCGATACGTCGCCAGCAGTGCAGAAGTTGCTCAAGCAGCTTCCAGGCTTAAAGCAAGAGCTTTATAGTTTACTGGTTGCGATTAAGAAAGATACTGACTGGCCTACCTTGCGCCGAGACTTTCGTGAAGCTGATCCCAGTGATCAGACGCCTTACGTTGGCGTAACTGTTGGCTGCACCTTTGACTTTGCGGAAGGCTGCATTAGCTGGAGCTACCAGACCGGAGACAACAGCTTTACTGGTGGAGCTTACGGGCATCCTGAATGGTTTACCACTTCACTGCTTGGTCGAAGTAATTGCAAGGATCTCGCTGAAGATCTTGCCGAAGAGATCGCGGGCCGCATCCATGAGCTTCAATCCCACGTACTTCAGTCTGAGGCTTGAACGTGAAACTATACAAGCTTCGGACTGCGCGAAATTCATGCACCGGCGAAATTGGCGTATCCGTGAATACTGGTCGCGACTACCACGAACCCTTCAATAGCTTTGTAGTTGCTCATGATATTTTAGAGCATACTGTGAAGCCACACTTTGATCCATTTATTGATGAGTTCATGGCCTTGGGGGCCATTGTTGCAGGGAGGTTAAGGGTAAGTTGCATGCCTTCTGGCAGGGATAGACCTGTTCAGCTACACGATATTGCGTCGAGTATATCTGATATGGCTATTGAGTGTTACAACTCGGTACTAAAAATAAGCGATAGACCGTTGTGCGTTGCCACTTCGGTGAGCTACGTTAATAATGCTGACATTATGCGTGATCTTGAGCAATGCGTCGTTAATGGCTTGAGAGATGCTTGCAATGAGCTTGAGCTTGAGTCTTACCCAGTAAAACCAGCCAACATTCGATCAATTGTTGGCTGGATGTCGAGGGGTTACAATCTCTTTAATAAGAGGTTCAAGGATCCCGGTACGGTCGCTGATTTCCTGTTTGACGAGATTGAGCGCACAGTGAACAGCTGGTTTGAGTATTTAGAGTGTGAGGGAAGAGAAGCTACCTTGCACGTAGATTTTACTGGCATGTACTGCCACATTACTTCTACTTCCGAGGACTATCAATCATGAATTCTTCCCTGCAACAGCTTGCTGTTACTTTGCTTTGGTCTGAGAGCGACGAGTCTACGCCTCAAGGCGGAGAACCATTTGACAGAAACTACAGTGTTTGCGACATTGACAAGGCATCACTGGACAGGCTTCATCAAAAGTTTCAGGCTTTCGTTAACAAGGCTGAAACTGAGATCACGAAGCTTAAGGGTTCTGACTGGAATTCCATTGATGACTTTTATACAGGTTCGGGCACTGGCGGCTTCTACCTTGAACATGACTACATCTTAACTGTTAATCATCACGGTTGCGGTTTCTGGGAGAAAGATGACTGGGAGCCTGAAGTTGGCGAAATATTGACTAATCTTGCGCGTCAAGAGCAAGAGATGCATTGCTATGCTCAGGACGGTAAGGTTTACGTGGAGTTTTTATGATTTCTGACGCAATGTACGCTAAAGCTGAAGAGTTAATGTTTGCTGACGCTTTCGCTGCATGGGAAAAAGCTAATCCCAAGGTAACGCGACCAAGTGGAATTGGTAGACGACGATTCAAACCATACACTGTTCCCGCTCGATCTGAAGCATTGGCCAAGGCGCTTGGCACTAGCGATGCTGAACTTGTTGCTTCAATCATGCTCTATCAATTCAACCACAAACTTTCGGAGGCCGAACTGTGAGAAGTGCATTTAATGTAATCCCCTACGAACCTAATACCTTACCACATCCAGATTGGAGCTGGGAGGGTGCAATGGCGGGACCTGATGGCTTTAGCGGTGCAGCTTACGTTGCAAATGTTGCAAAAGATCCCCAAGGCCAGCTCTGGGTATTTACCCATGCTGGGCGTTTTAGGGTGCATCGAGAGGAGTTTGAACGCAAGATGATTAGCAGCCTGCACCTCGCTGGTTTGCCGCTTCGCCTTGAGCCATCCGGTCCCCTGCCTTCAGGAAATCAACCTTCACGTTTCACCATTTCTGAATTATGAAATTACAAGTCACAATTAAAGGCGACACCATTGCCGAACCAATTGAGATGGCGATTGTTGCCGAGGATAAGTGCGATGCACGAATTAAGGCCTTGAGAAAGTATTTTGAGAATCGACGCATTTGTATGTTCAGCGCTTACAACCCACTACCAGGTCAAGATCCATCAGGTCAGGCAGGTTATGGCTACGAGCGTGCGGCGAGGTCGTCCGGCTGCGAGCTTGCATGTGCTACGCCATTGGTTCGCGTTTTAATGGTTCAACTACCATAGCGCTTAACATGGCAAAAACCAGGAACCCACTTCGCTTCACGCGAAAGGAAACAATCGCAAGGTTACAAGCCGCAAAAAACTATATTGGGGACAAAGAGCGCCTTGCTTTTATGCGAACCCAGAATATCTACGTTCCAGCCGGCTATAGGCCAAGCGATGACAAGAGCTATTACGCTGCACCCAAGCTTTCGGCGTTGGATATTCACTGCTTGGTAGATAGTGCAGGGAGATACTGGGATTACGATTGGAAGGCGGACGACAGGTTCAAGGCAGTTAACTCGATTGAGTTTACGGAGCAAACGCTTGGCAATGGAGTTTCCATTGGAGTATCCATAGTTGTCGTTTTCTACCCTTGGAGGGATGAAAGCAAGGTGTCAAAGGTTGCAGCTTTGTGGCTTGGTACTTGGCACCATGCCCCAGTAGCCGCTTGGAATGATGGCAGTAAAATCAGTGTTGACTTTTTACCTCGGTACATCGATCTTATTCACTGAACTCAACAATGCAAAACTTGCTACTCGAAGTCAAAAGCGTTCGCCGTTGCGAAGGGGGGCACACATGCAACTTGAACGTGAACGGCAAAAAGGTTGCGTTTATAGGTCCAGGCATTTTTGAATGGACCAGCCACTCAAGAAGAATTGATGTTTTGACCTGGTATGCTACCAAGGAGGGCTTGAGAGTTGCAGAGCTTCAGCCAGTTGAACTGAAAGAGGGCTGGGAATCGCAGGTTCCAGACCACAAATTCGATGACGCAAGGCATGATGCAACGGAAGCTAGCTTACACGAATGGATTAAATTGCACTTTGTAGCGTTTGAGCTGCTGCAAAGGTGCAAGAATACGCTGATGACGTTGGGGGATAAAGGCCAGATTCTGGACTGGGGAATTCCACCAGGAAACACAGGTGAAAACTTAAAGCGGATGGCGGCGGGTCAATTCAACCATAAGCCGCTCAATGGACTTTCGATGTCAGAGCTTGTCAGGTTGCTGGAAGAAAAAAAGAAAAGTGGCAAGCCGACTACCTCCGCTAAAGCTTAAGGGTTGAGGCGGCTGGAATCTGCAGGCTCGGCGTCCTTAACCTTGCGAAAATCGAGAATTTTATTGTTACATTTTGCTAACTTTACAGGGTTCTGGGCTTGCTAAAAGCGGGTCGCCGTGGTATAGTAGATGGGTCGGGGAAATTACAGCCTCGGCACATCCACTGTTTGCACTTTCCAGGTCATGCCACACAAAACACAAGATCCACGTTCCACCTTAGTTGAACTTGCCGAAGAGGGTCGGTTTAGTTGGGAGCTTATCGCCAGAGAGTTTATTCAAGCTAATTCTACGGACGACGTGCAAGATGTGCTTGATATTTTAACCGACAATTACTGATTACTTTCAGTTTCACATTTCACATTTCATTGCTATGGACATTGGCATTTGCGTTCGAGTCGAAAATTCTTGTAGCTCAGCCGGGCGTTTCAAGTTAATCGCTAAACACAAGCGTGACGCAAGCACGACTTGGAAGGTTTGCACAATGGACTCTATTGACTCAAATACAGATCCAATAGAAGTCGTCAAAATTTGGATGGATAAATTTACGGGGCCAGAATCTGCCGGCTATCTTGCTAGCTACAAGATCGTTGCTAGGGGGAGTGATCACGAAGGCTACTATTTTGTACTTGCTCCCACTGCATACCACTAATGCTTAAACGAGTTTTTACTGAAGTTGCGATTTCTGGGTTGATTATTTTATTGACTTGGTTCGTTATTATTAAGTTGGTCGTTGAAATGAATAATCGAATGCTTGCTTGTGGCTCTGGTACGCCAGAGCTTGCGTTTATACATCCAATCTTTGGCAACGTACTTCGCTGCAAAATCAAATGAACAAGTCGCTAGCCAAAAGGCTTTTTAACGAGCGCTTTAGGTTTGATCCACAAGACAAGCCAGAAGCCGCCGAGGCTTGGTGCATTTTCATTGACACCCTGCACCGTGATGGTCGAATCACCGATCACCAGGCTCAGTCCTGGGATAACCCATTTTACACCTAAACGCTGAACTCATTGCGGCTTAACTATGACGACAGATCAGCCAAGCTACTGGTGCGTTGCAAACATTAAAGATCAGGGCGATCCATTTGAACATGGAGGTGGTTTTGTCCTGGTTGATAGGACAGGGATTTACACTCCTGAGTTATTGATTCTGGAGCACCTTTCAGGTAGTGTGGGCGAATGCCAGCACCAGATAGAGACGATCCTACTGGATCGAGTCACCAGGATTAAACATGAGAACGGCCTTGATGGTTTGTCTGACAACAATTTCCACCCTGACCATGAAGCTTGGTTCGGCAATCCTGTAAAATTGCTCCAGCAGAGTAAAATCTGTGATGCGACTTACGAAGGCTTGTTGATGGAGTTTCTTGCTGAGTCGCCAGTAGTACGTGCTCTTGCGTACATGGATGCTGTGCGTTGTTGGGGAGCATCAAGTTTTACTGGAAATGAGCCTCGTATGTTAACACCTGAAAAAGCAAAGTTGCTGTGCGACACGATGCTTAATCAGATTAAAGAGTCAAAAACCTGGCACCAAGGCTGGGGGGTCAGCTGCAATGGATAAGACTCCCAGGTGGCTGCGCTCCATCGAAAAAGTTACATGTTACGACAATAAGACGGGTCTCACGTTCTCCATTGCTCGCAACAGGGCCGCAACTTCTGTTCGCGACGAATTTATCTATCGTTGCACGACGGATGATCGCAAGTTACTGTTTGACATAAAAATTGGCATGACTGTTGCAATTGCTGCTGTTAGCTCCTGGAGCGGAGATATTGAGGTTTGGCAGGGAGCGCCAGTAAGTTCAAGGCTGTAGGCTACAGGTTCACTATCCCGCAACTTTGCAGGCAATCGAGACAGATTTGGAGGCAAAATCGGGGCAATTTTATTGTTACGGTGTGCTAACTTTACAGGGTTTTGCGCTTGACATCCGCAAGCCAATCGGTTATTATGGTGTCAGGTCGGGGAGCTTGCAGGCCAAGCCCCAACCAACTTCACAGTTTACATCTTGCGGGAGGTTTTCAATGCTCTGATTCAACCTTGAAGTTTACGAGAGTACCGGAAACTCGCGACCTTACACTTTGCGCTTTATTGCTATGACTACTAAAGGGCAAATCGCGGGTTCTACCTGTGATAGCTACGTTGCGCTTCGTTTCATTGCAGCCGAAGTTTGTCACAGGGATGTGTGATGTCTTGCACTCTGTCTGCTGATGAACTTGAGGCTACGTGGGGCGGTTGCGAAGATGGCCACCCAACTTTTGCACGCTCAGTGCATAAGGCTTGCCTACTCGATGGTCGGACATCGGAGCTTGACTACTGGAAGTGGGTGTCTAGCCGATCTGGCTACGAATCTTACAGCTTAAACACTGGTTGGACCTGATTGCGTCCCGTAAGTTTGCGGAAGTGCCGGAAATCCGCCCTCCAAACCAATCTTACTCATTCTTTACTCATTTCAGCGATGGCTATTTACAGCGATTTCACAGCACTTAAGCGGCAGGATCCTACAACCTACGAGTTACTCGTAAAATGCAGCAACTTTAGCTCTTACGTTGGACGTGACATGAAACCCGGTCACTGGTATTTAAGAGTTAATCCATTTTTTGTTACTGACGCTCAGTGGGCAAAGATTGCAGTTCGGATACTGTCCTACGACAGTCTCAAGGGTAAAACCCTACCAGAGGTAATTGATAGTTTTTACTACGAACAAAAGGCTTTAAAGGTTGGCGGCGAAACTTTCTACATTCCTGAGGGCAGCATTACAGGCACCATGCAAGGGATGTTGATGTGCATTCGTGCGGATGGCACGATCAATACTTGAGTTTTATCTCTAATTTGTTAAAATCATCATCACACTGTCATGAAAACTTCGCAAGCCTATCTTGACAAGCTAAGGTTAGAGGTTGCAACACGCAACGCTGTTCACGCAAAGCTTAACGAAGCGAGAGCCAAGCTTAAGCTTGCGCTTGAGGGGTTCAAGGGCAAAAAAGTGCAGCTTGCGAGCGGCTCACTTACAAAAAAGTGTGCTGCAGTTGTAGATCAAGCACTTAGGGATTGTGACTTGTTTTTTGATAAAGACTCAGGGTCTTACAATGAAGGTTTTAGGTTCCACTTTCTTGTAAACTCCTACTGGCTAAATCTTGAGATTGATAAATGCTATCAGTTTCAGGGCAGAACGTCGTACATGAAGGGCTATATATATGTTGCGGCCATCAGTAACGGTATCCTGGGCGATGAAATGGGCGATGGCATCTTGCAGACAGGTTACGAGCCTGAAGCCGTATTAGACGATATGAACGAAATTGACAGACTAGCTAAGCAGGTTGACGAAATAAAGAGCCGTATTCTCCCGTTCAAAGACTTTCGTTTGTATAATTGAGCTTTTATCGCACCCTCACACCTTGTTATTTACAGCCATGCCAGTCATCAAGCTAATCACGCTTTACAGGTTCGATGAGCTTAGTAAAGAAGCTCAAGAGGCAGCAATCTCCAACTTGCATGATGTCAACGTACATTATGATTGGCGGGATTCAACGTACGAGAACGCCGAGCTTATTGGGCTAAAGATTGTAGAGTTCGACATTGAACGCAGAACAATCGAGGGAAAGCTTAACGAATACCTGCTTGATGTTTGCAAGTCAATACGAAAAAATCACGGCAAGGAATGGCGCACTTTCCAAACTGCCATTGCATACCATAAGCAATACATTGCAGCCTTTGTAGAATGGTACGGAACTCAAACCCAGCAGGCTGACCCTTCTGCCAGTCACTGGAAGCCTAAAGACTGGCTTGCAGATTTCAAGCGTGAAGACGAAGCCGAAGAGATTGAAGCCGACTTTGCTAAGGAGCTGCTTGAAGATTATTTGCTAATTTTGCGTGATGAATACGAGTACCAAACCAGCCGAGAGCAGGTAGTCGAAACCATCAAGGCTAATGATTACCTGTTTACTGAACTAGGTGAACTCGCCTAGCTTCAACCATCCACTCGCTTGCTTGTTATGGCTATCGCTGAACGCTGGAGACAACTCTTTCCAGTTTCCACTGAACTTTCCTATTTCTTGGATCACTCTCTAGCCCAAATGGAGAGCTTAAAGCAATGGGACCGTATATCTGACAAGGTGTACGGTCATTATTGTTTTTTATGGCTTTGGAGCGCACAGCGTCATGATTACAGGCATGAAGAGTTTTACCGCAAGTTCGGAGCTGAACGTTACTGGCGTCGAATTGACAGAATCAAGGCTCTAGTCGAAAGAATTAGGCCGCTTAGAGCAGGGGTTAATCCAGGGAATGTTCCATTTGCGATTGGGAGCTTAAACCGATGAAGCAGCAAAACTGGAAGCCAGCAGGAAAGGTTGATCTCAGGAGCCTGGAAGATCGCCTTCCTGCTGGTAAAAGGTTGGTTACAGGTTGGCTTCCTGGTATTGGAGCTTGCTACATGATAGTTAGCTCTTCCAAGCCACACTGGAAGAGTAAGACCCCAAAACCAAAAGCTATTTACTGACATGTGCCCCAAATTCATGAAGGATTTAGACGTTAGTTACGAGGAGTATAATCTCTCGGTTTTGGATGACGAAGGTAACTGGAAGCTTCTTGCTTCTCGGGTGACTTATGAGGATGCTACTTGTAGGTCAGGCGTTTATGCCGATCAGTTTCCAGGTGCAACCTTTGAAATTACCCCACACATTCTGTTTCCGCAATGACAACCTCTGAAGTATGTTGTTTTGATCCAAAGTCAAAGTACAGCACCGGCATTTACAGTTTCATGGTTCCAGGTCCCGACCCTAACGTTCCTGTCTGCATGTTCGGAAAGCAGACATTGGACGAACTGAAGTCACGGGGATTGGTTTCGCCAGATGCCTTCCTGTGCCCCTGGGAGGAGGCTCAAAGGTTAAGCCAGGACCTTGCACGTCAAAGGTACTGCACGGGCCCTTCCAGGGTCACGAAGGAGCGCTGGCAGGACATGCTGGAGGCTATGTACCCAGCGCGGTGGGATCAGCTCGCAGGTGGCGAGATATTCATGATGCCTGAGTGCATCACTTTTCGATCAATGAAGATTGCATGATCTCAGGCAGAAAGTTGATTGAGTTGTGCCGGGAGTATGCAGGTTCAGCTAAAGAGGTTGAGCAGTAAAAGTCGTCTACAGGATTTACAATTCTACCATCGCTTTCGCTTTTTTGTATTATGGATCTCACATCCCCAAGCCTCACAGTTGTCAACACTGACAGTCTTTACTTTGGAATCAGCAGTGCGTATCTTGTTGATTTGTCTGGCGTAAAGATTGAAGACTTTTGTAGTAGTTCAAACAGTTATCGCGCCAGTTTTGCATTAGAGAAGGGGCAAAGCCTTGATTGGATTCTGGAGCAAGGCTTGCCACCATTTGTCAGTAAACATTTAATGTACGAGATCCAGGGCTGGATTTTTAACAAAAGCAAGCCGACTTTCAGGTATATGGTGCCAGTTTGTTCCGGTAGATGTCACATGGTTGATTGTTGGATCGTAGACGCAGATGGAGACCGGCATCCAGATTACGATGCTGCTGGCGTACCAGTTGCGACAAGGGATTTTGTTGCTGTCGATAACAGCCCACGGGTCATGGGTTGAAGGCTAAGGGCTAAAGCTTGTATATTCACTATCCCGCAACCTCACATGTTGTGATCGCTAAATCTACAGGTTAAGCGATGGGGCGGGCCTGGTTTTACAGGCAAACGGCCCTTAACCTCACGGGTAGCCCTGGAAATTATTGTTACAGTCCGCTAACTTTGCAGGCATCCTGGCTTGACAAAATGGCGCCGCTGGGGTATTATTAGATCAGCCGGGGAAGTTACAGCTTGTCCGGCTCCACACTTTACACATTACAGGCTATGACAATTTACTTTGCTGTCAGTAATTTCGATATTGCAATTTCACGTAACAAGAAAAAAACTCGAAGGTTTGCGAAATACCTTCGATTCGGATGCCAGCAAGTGGGAAATTGTAATCGCCAGACTTTTTCCACACCTCAGTCTTTCGTGGCCGAATTCGGCCCGTTGACGATCTACGACTTGGATCAAAAAATGGTCTTTAACCATCAGTTTCGGCATCTTAGGGATATTGCTTAAACTTTGATGAGTAAGTTTGTAGGAGTACCGGAAACCTGCACTGTAAACCTTAGTTACCTTGTTTTGTTTTTGCTATGGCTAGTTTCACGCTTCCATCAGGAAGGCAAGTCGAGAAGGATGCAACCTTCTGTGTTGCAACAAAGTCCAGGGGCCGCTGGAGCCATGAATACTTTAAGACTCTCAAGGGTGCAGAAAATGTCTTCCGGGCTACACGTTCCTACCTTCGGAATCCTGACATGGTAGTGGCTTACGGCTTAGAGGATGTTAAGTTGATAAAAGCTGATTAACCAGCCCCAACGTAAACCCCGACACTACCGCTGATGATTGTTGTTAGAATCCTGGAAGCTGATTACCCAACGTGAACCCCCAAGATTTTGAGCACCTGAATGAAGCTGCTGATACCTTAAGGAATGATCTACAGGGATTCACCGACGAAGGTGAAGTTGAAGAATTTACAGGAAATCTCAATGAATACGGAGAGATTGAGGATGATGTTAAGGAAGGTGAAGGTGAAACATTTAAGGACGCACTTGAGGAAGCCCTGATGGATGATGAATCTATCGAGGTTGACCCTGACGATGCACCCCCAACTACTAAAGATTTACTCGCGGTACATCACACCCTAACTACCACCACCTCTTCTAGCAACTCTTGGGATAAGAGAAGCTACCTCGCTACTAACGAAACTGACAAGGAATTCGAGCTGTTCAAACTTTATTGTATGTACGGTGGGGGGCGTTCCCTTCAATATATCTCAGTGGTATCCAACGTTACACCCTCGGCACTAAGTAAAGTAAGTGCAAAGAACAGTTGGAAGCGTAGAACCGAGGATTACGACAGGGCAGAGCTTGTAAAGAAGATGAAACAGTCTCAAGATGCTAAACATGACCTTCATATTCGTAAATTAGAGAAATATCGCCAAGAACAAGAGGCTTTAGGTCAGCAATTAACCCTGAATGCTGCACGTATTGCATTACTGGCGAATTCTACACTGTCCAAAATGTTAGATGACGATAAACCGCTAGATACAAGAGATTTACCTGGTATGTTAAATGTTGCAGCCAAGCTTGCTGATGTTGGTAAGAGCCTTCAAAGTAGTGCCCTTGGTGTCGATAATTTGCTAATTGCCCTGGAAGAAGCTGATAGTGACTAATTCCAGGCTATTCCACCCCTGCTGGCCTCTTACCCCGACCCTGCAGGCTGCACTTTCGACCTTGCGGGTTGGACCTTCGAGGGGGTCGAGAACGACCTTCGGGCTGCCTGCTGGGAAATTTCCGATCCAGACATTAGATAGAGAATTAAGAGGACTGCAAAACGGCCCTGTCATACCAAGGGATCTCAGCTCTGTACCATCGGAAAATCAACCCCGTCTGGATAGACTTTGTTCCATCTAACGTGGTACCTTAGTGTTGCGGCACAGAGCCCAAACCCCTTGGTATGACTCGATTGTGACTGAATCCAGCGAAAACGGTATCAATTTATACCAAAACGGCATTGGTCAAGGCTTGGACCTTGAGGATTCGGGGTTGGACCCCGACGATGGAGATAGGTTCCTAAGCCTTCAGGTTGGTGGACTTCGCAGTTTAATTTTAGATATTTCAGCGAATAAACTTCAAAATAAAGATTTTGTCGTCTTGATGGTATACATTATTCACTCAGACTGGAGAACAGGACGTTGCAGGTTAACGACACAAAAAGTTGCTGAAATACTTGGACATAAGCGAAAAACATTGTACCCAAGTATTAGGAGACTAAAAGAGCGGTACTTACTGGTTCCTATTACAGACTCAAGAACAGGGGAAAAACTTTACATTCTCAGTCCTTTCTTGCTCAGGGCTGGATCTGGACAGGTAAGAGGTTTCCTAGTTAGCACTTACTTTAATGCAATTGAGAAGAATCGACCTTCTGCCTTGCCATCGCCTGATCTTGATCCTGATGGCAACGATTTAGAAGATCCAGGGACTTTCGATGAACCCTGAACTCTACAGGTTACAGGTTGCAGGTTCAGTATCGCGGCCATTCATTCACCCATTCAACCCTGAGGCCATTCATTCAAAATTGCATTCACCCATTTAACCCTAAAGCCATTCATGCAATATTATCTGCCGAGGCCATTCATTTGATGTTACATGCCGCGGCCATTCACCATTCATTCAGGATTACAGCTTAAAAGCCATTCACTCAGTATGCGCCTTGAATTGCATTCGCTTAGCCATTCACCTTACACATTAAATCATTCACGCCACACGCCACACGCCACACGCCACACGCCACACCCTGCACCTTGCACCTTGCACGCTACGGGCTGTAGGTTGCAGGTTGTAGGTTGTAGGTTGTAGGTTGTAGGTTACACGTTGCACCTTGTAGGTTACGCCTTACAGGTTACACGTTACGCCTTACAGGTTACACGTTGCAGGTTGTAGGTTACATGTTGTAGGTTACAGGTTACATGTTGTAGGTTACACCTTACAGGTTACAGTTTACAGTTTACAGTTTACAAACTATTAGCTACTGGTTACTAGTTACACCTTATGCCTTGCACTTTACGTGGCATAAGTTACGATTGACACCTTACAGCTTATGGGTTACAGGTCCTACATCAAACTGTATTTACATAGGGTTTGCGCTACAAAGTACGCGATAATTGTTATGTTCACTATCCCGCTCGGCTATACTTTATACGTTGCACGTTGGCTGATTGAATTGTGGTTTGGCGTAGTGATAGTTTGGCGGCTCGCCGTTGCTACTGAACTGAAGACTTTAAGAGATTTAGGTTAATTGGAGCACGGCTCCGATTGTTTGTAGTTTGCCATTTTTGGTCGATTCTGGCCGCAGCTGGTGACAGGTAGCACGTTGGCAGCACAAGCAAAATTGCGAAAAAGCAAAGGCTGGAAGCCGGCTAATGTTACGGTTTGCGAACCGCCAGACCTTAAAAGCTGCCAGGGCTTGCCACCTAACAGGTTCACCGCCTATAATTTGAGGGCAGCAACGGCCACAAGGGCGAAGCTGTATCCACCTAGCAAACCATGCCATGACCAGCGCACCCAAGAAAGTTGTATCTGCGCCAGAACCTGATGATTCTGGACTGCTGCTATCGCTCGATGCGATGATCGCTGCAATGAGACAGTCTGCTGTTGTTGCATCTGCCAAGCCAAAGCCAGCGGTTCTCCCCGTGGCCTGGTCACCGGCCACCGTATCGGCTGCCGCAGCGCTTGCCGTTCCCATGGAGCTTCCCGCACGGTTCCCCGCCAGAGGACCGGGCGCCCAGATCGCGGGTGAGCCGGCCTTTGTGGCAGCGCCAAAGGATTTATCGGCCCTAGACGGCCCTGTATGTCCGCCAAGGCGCCATGATCCATTGCTGTTAGTCATTTGGGCGGCATTGCAAAATGACTGGGCAGGGCACCGCCTGCACGCTGGCGAAAGCGCTGCCAATGGTGGCTTACTGCCAGTCCCGGTACTACTGACGGTCCTAGCTACAGCGCCCCAACTACAAAAAGCCCGTAAATGGTCGCAAGTTCTGACAGGCAGCGGTCAGACTAACCTGTTAGCTCAAGTGGCTAACGTGGCCGGTCGCTTCGCTGTTATGCGACCTAGTGGCATCGCATTAGTTCGAGACTTCTACGCTAAAAAGTAAACCCTAGAATTGCGGGGCCTAGCAATAGGCCCCAGCCCAACCTAACCCTCCTCTCTCTATCTCAACCTAACTCGACCCACAAACATGTGCAAGCTTACACTACCACCGTTAGATGTAGTCAAACAATATGTTATGCTATGTCCTGAGTCACCATCTGGCTTAATGTATGTCAAGTCTAATAGGTTTGCGGTTGCGAAAAATGAGGTTACATCTTGCAGGTTGGATGTAGGGGGGGTGGGAGGTTGGAGAGGGCGTGGTGTACGGTTACCCCCCTCCCTAACTTTTTTCCCCATTCCACCACCACCTTCCTTACAACTAACCTAGCTTACAACTTACCCCATTATCATTACATTACCCTACACCCCAGTATTACCGTACCCCAAGCCACTCCTCATTAACCTGCCCCCGTAAACCTAAAAGGACTGTCTGGCCGCCTAACTGTCAGCCCAACCTCAAGAATTCTAGCATTATTCTTAGCGTTATTCCCGGCATCGACTTGCCATGTAAGCCTATGGAAATTATGGAGATTGTTTAACCACCTAGTCTCCCACCTATCGTAAATAGTTTTGGTGCTGTCCTCGGCATCAGCCTGCCTTACGCACTCCCGAAGAGCACGACGAGCTTCCAGTAGTCCTATAGCAGCAGCCTGTCTACCATCAGACATGAGAGCGGCTTTCGTTTGTCTATAGGTTCTGGAATACAAATCACCATCCAAAGTTTTAAGCTGTAATATCCAGGCTACGCAGTCGCCAAAAGAAATTTTCTTGACCTGAAAGGAATTACAAGGCTTCACGGCAAAATGCTCTTTTTGAACGGGCAGCACCAGTTTACCATTGAAAACAGCCTTTCCGTGTTTTTGCGAGCCAATCACCTCACGGCTGGCATGGACTGCATTTTTTTTCTTCCAGCACCCGTATCCCGCTCGTCAACGCCTCGATCTGCCATCAGTGATCCCTGCTGGCGAATGTCTTGACAGGCCACCTATGGGTGTGGGATAATCAAAGTGCCAGCGGGCTCGCGATACCACGCAACCCGATTTCAGGAAAAGTCACGCTCATGTCTCAAAAGCTTTCATTCGGCGAACTGCCACTTCCGCAAGACAAGCCTTCCCCAGAGATCCAGCCCTGCCACCTTTCGGAGCCCGAGGCCAGTGTAGAACCCGACTATCGCATTGAAGAATATTTTGACACAGATTTACTGAGAGTTAGGTTTGCTATTCATAAGTCAGAAAACATCAGAGGCGGGGAGATCACACAAAGATTTGACACACTTGAAGAAGCAAAGAAAATTGTTCTGATGCTGAGGAAATACAAAAAACGCATCTTTCACCTTGTTGAAGCCAGGGAGACGTTCACCCCTGAGCAAGTCAAAAAAGCAAACACAGTTGATCACGTGGATGGTGTTTCTGTTGGCTCAAGCTCCCCGTTACCCATCTCGGCACCACTTCTTCCGAATTCACTTCCAGTTACCATAGATGCTGTGGATTTTTGTGTCATGGTTGACGTGCTTAGGGCGTGGCTGGGTACCATGAGCCACACTACCGTTAATTACTGGCAACGAAAAGAAACCCTTGACAGGATGGCGCTGCTGCTCAAGCAAGTTGAAAGCCGACACGCCGAGAAGACGCAATGATAGATCCGCTATCAATTACCTTTTGGCTCCTAGCGGCTGAAAAAGTTTTTAACGCATTCGTGGTAATTACTTTACTTACTTGCCTCTGCGTCATGACCATCTTGATCCTCTCTTCCAACAAAAATAAGTAATCCATGTCTTGCCTTGATAAACCTTTCGCCCCAGCCGAATTGATGGCTATTGGCTGTGACGGCGGCCACATTGGTCGCTTTTACTGGAGCAACCAAAAGCGCTTGACTTCCGTTCACCCGCTAACGAACGAGATCATTGCCCATGATCACGACAAACCTGGAATGTTTGCATTTATCAACACGATGGGTGAGTGGTGGAACTGGCTAGCCAATCAAGACAGAAGCCCTTTCTATCCATGAACAACCTCGAACAGCTCTGCGCTGAAATAGCCACACTTGCTCGCCGCAACCATTATTGCTGCGAAGACAGCTGGTATACCTGTCCCAAGGCTGATGGCGGCTCCAGTAATGAGCAAAAGGGCTATGAATGCGACTGTGGTGCCGATGAGCACAATGCAAAGGTAGACACATTGCTGGCAACTCTGGCCCAGCTGAAGACGAAAACTACTCCAACCCACCAAGAAACAACAATGTTCACCCGTAAGCAGCTGCAGATTCTCTCCGAAATCCTGTCAGTACAGGGTCTCTCCGGGGCAACCTGGACTCACGAAGACATTGTGGAACTAAGGCGTACTACTAATGACGCCCTGCGTGACATGGAAGTCATCATACCAATACCAGATCACCTAAAGCTATCAAGATTCCGATTTAAAAATTCAGGAAGCAATCAGCCATTGATGTGACAACTCCCGTAAGCACTAATTGACCATGTACCCCCTGAATAATGCTTTGCCCTGAATGCGGAAGTGTGTCGATCTGCGTCAAAGAAAGCAGGCACGACACTTTTGAAAGCATAGTTCGCCGTCGATGCTGTAGATCCTGTGGCCACGTCTGGCGAACCAGGGAAAAGGATGAGGCATGGTTCGGCCCACCATGCGAACACATCAACCAAACTACACAAAACTCAAATAACAAAAGCCATGCCCCAGTCAAGCCTAGAACAACCTCTTTCCTCCGCTATCTACTCCTCAAACAACAAGACTTGCAGGAAAAGCAAAAAACAGATGAACGGGGCACCAAAAGGTCGCTACGTGTTGTAATAAGTGTCAACACAAATGAGCGCAAGCGCCTTTGCAATGCCGCAAAATCCCGTCACACAACCATTAGCGAACTAATTCGTCAAGCCTTAGTCGCTGATGGAATACTGCCCATTCTTCCACAACCCCCAAAAACAAAGTGACCATCCTTAACGACACAGCCATTAAGCTACTGGCAGAAAAGGGCATGATTACGCCCTTCGTGCCTAAACTGATTCGTCGTATTGAGCACGGCGAAACGCTAGACGGTGCCAGTCAGCTTGTGATACCCGCCATTAGCTACGGCGCCAGTAGCTACGGCTATGACTTGCGCTTATCTCCAAAAGAGTTTTTGGTTTTCAGGCACGTACCTGGTACGGTGGTCAACCCAAAAGCATTCAGTGAAATCAACCTGCAGCCAGTAGAACTCCAGGAAGACAGGTGGGGAAAGTTTTTCGTCTTGCCGCACCATAGTTACGGGTTAGGCGTAGCGCTAGAACACCTAAGAATACCACCTAATATTACAGCTCTCTTCATTGGAAAAAGTACATACGCTAGGTGCGGGGTAATTGCTAATCTAACTCCGGGTGAAGCGTGTCTCTCTGAAGATACCGAAGTCCTCTGCAGAACTGGATGGAAGTTAATTTCAGAAGTTCTCACTGGCGAGGAGGTTATGTGTCTGGATAACACGAAAGCCGTCTACCAGCCGGTGCAAGATTTCCACCGCTATCACTTTAATGGCAAAATGCTCTCATTTCAGAGCAAAGTGGTTTCGCAGGTTGTAACTCCGGGCCACATGATGTGGGCAGCGATCTCCAAGCGGCGGATTGAGGCCGAGGCGGGCTATGCACCTGGACGAGTTGCAGGCGTCCGTCGCAAGGCGTCAATGGCCTACCCGTTTGAGCGTGTTGAGGCTCAGACAGTATTTGGCAAGCACAATCTCTACCTGTCTCGGGATGTTGACTGGCTTGGCTCCAGGATTGGCAATACTGTGACCATTGGTGAGCGCGAATATCCGACAAATGCATGGCTCAGATTCTTGGGGTGCTGGCTGGGGGATGGCTCGACCTATGTGCAATCAGGCGGCAACTACGTCATCAAGCTCGCTGTTGTCACGAAAGAGCGCAAACGAGCCTATTTCAAGGAAGTCCTGCAATCTCTTGGTGTCAACTTTAGTGAGACAGGGTACGGTTTTGCATTTCACCACAAGGCAACTTGCCTTTACTTAATGCAATTCAGGGGCGCTCGCAATAAGCGCATTCCCAGGGAGTATATCAATCTTCCAGCTGATCAACTCGCCTTGATCCGCGAGGGCATGATGCATTCTGACGGAAATATCCAAACCTCTACCTATGTCAGCGTTAGCAAGCAGTTGGTTGACGACTTTCAGGAGATATGCCTCAAGATTGGAGACTACGCCACATGCTGGGCAAAAGAAAGCACCATTAACGGAAAAACATTTGCCAGCCACGTTTGTCGCTTTTCCTCTCGCAATCCGAGTCCGTCAAGGATTTCACCCGAAAACTGTGAAGAAATTCCGTACTCTGGCTTTGTGTACGACTTAACGGTGCCGTCACACGTTTTCTTAATGCGCCATCGAGGCAGGGTTTCATGGACAGGTAACTCGTGGCATGGCCATTTAACACTGGAGTTCAGCAATAGTAGCGATGCCGATGTACGAATTTATGCCAACGAAGGAATCGTACAGGCTCTGTTCTTCAGTGGTGAGCCATGCGGCACTAGCTACGAGGATCGGTCAGGTAAGTACCAGGGTCAGATCGAGAGCGTAACGCTGGCGAGGGCTTGAAAACAGTGATCAACAGCCTGCTGGCAATTGGATTTTCCTGGCTGCTGGTTTATGCAATCGTAATCGCAGTTACCACCCTCCCGACCCTCGCCATCACCTCGACATGTTTCAATTCGACGCTAAAGACACTAAAAAAGAATCGTTTGTAGTTGGACAAATCCTGTATCGGTTTGATGCTTTCAGGAAACTTGAAGACAATTACAGTTTTGACGAGAAACGCGCTAGTCCTGTTTTTCCCGTCATTGAACTGATCCTGACTGAGTTTACGGTAAAAAAGGTGACGCCAGCAGGCGGCTGGGTAACTCGAATCGGAGCGCTCTTCCCAAAACCTAAATTCGTTCTTGCGTCTGGCAGGAAACGCCTTGCTTATCCGACAAGAGAAGAGGCGTGGGAAAGTTTTGCAGCGCGAACGCGACGACGCCATGCCATTTTGCATGAGCAACTTGACCTAGCTAAATCTGCACTAAAGGCCGCTAATGGGCCGATGCCCCAACAACCAAAAACCAGTTCCCCCGTTTTTTATTATTCATGACACTCACCACACCTTTACCCCGTGGGCGCTTCATTGCCCTAGAGGGTGTCGATGGCTCCGGCAAGACCACCCAGCTGCAGGCCCTGGTTGACTGGTTGCCCACCAGCGGCCTAATGCCCCAGGGTGCCAGGTTGATCACCACCCGAGCACCGGGCGGCACGGTCCTGGGCCAGGCCTTGCGGGGGCTGCTACTGCATCCTCCGAGCGGTGCCGAGCCATGCCCCATCGCCGGGCTAATGCTCTATGCCGCCGACATTAGCCAGCTCACGGCACAGATCATCGAGCCTGCCTTAGCAGCGGGCAACTGGGTGCTGTGTGACCGCTACACCGGCTCGACGATGGCCTACCAGGGCTATGGCCGTGGACTCGACCTGGCGCTGATCAAGCAGCTCAATCAAATGGCCACCTCTGGGCTGGAGCCCGATCTCACCCTTTAGTTAAACCTACCTCTGACCGATTCGCTGCGGCGTCGGGGCCATCGCCTTGCTGATCGCATCGAATCGGTCGGCGGGACTTTCCTGGATCGAGTTGTACAGGGCTACTGCCAGCTGTGGTCTGCCAATGGCTGGTCAGCGATTGATGCCAGCCAAGGGATGGAAGCCGTCACGGCGGCCTGCCAGATAGCATTGATGGTCGCTTTCCCCGCCCGCGCCGTCCTGGCGACTGAGCCGGTGGAAGAGGGGCCGAGCGATGAGGAATTAGACGAGCTGGCGTGGAACTTATACAGCAAAACAGGATCAACGCGGTGGCAGATCGAAGCCTTCCGAGCTTTTGCCCGCGCCGCCCTCGCCCGCTGGGGCCACCCCGCCGCCTCGCCTGTGCCGGAGGTGGGGGATGTGGGGGAGGGATCGTGACAAACCGTAAGTACGTCTTGCCGTAATCCTTCCTGTGATTCTTTCTGCAACTATGTCATGACCGAACAACCAAACACCCTACGAGCCTTCATCCCAAATAGTTACAGCGTGGAAGCTATTAACGGCAGTTTGGCGATCTGGGGACACTCAGAGCATTGCGTTAGCCCATTGGCCTACCTACGTCGCCCCAAATGGATCAAGGATGACGCCTCATGGGAAAAAATTGTCAAATCTGTTAGATTTTCCCTGGACACTCAAACCATCATCGAATGATCGACGCTGAATCCGCTGACAACTTAGCCCGCGCAATATGCAACACTTTCTTGTTCCTTCTTTGCGGCTACACTTCACGCCCTTGCACGGTCACATGCGCAGATTGCCGCGCTGGTGCTGCTGCTGTACTAAAAGCGCTGGCGGACCAAAGCGAACAGCTGTACTGCCCAACGGACGGGGAACTCCCCGCTGTGCGTGTCGATCACATCAACACCATTGTTACCAAGCTGGAGAGGCCCAGGGAGTGACTATTTTTTACAGGGAACCTGCCTCCTGGTAAACAGAAACAAACACCTTCCCCTTGTCTACCAAGGGCATAATTTTATCACGCACATCAGCGTTATGGACCCTTACGCAGCCGTGGGTTGGCAGCAAACCCTGATATGGCTGCCAGCAGCCGCGATGCCCCAGCGCCGACCCGCCACCGTGGATGGCAATGCCGGCCCGCCCGTAGCGGCGCTCCTGGGTTTCTAGCTCGATCAGGTCAAGCGTATACCAGCCATAGGGCAGTAGTTCATGTGGCACGACTGCCGGACAGTCCCCCAGTCGGTCGTAATCACGCCACACAGTTCCCACTTGATAGAGGCCCGGAGGGGTGTCGGTGTTGGGTGACTGCCATTCATTGTCTTTGCCCTGCCCCCGTGCCAGGCAGCGGATGGTGAACAGCTTGGCCCCCTTGAAGTCGTAAGCCGTCAGTGTTTCGGCTTGGTCATTCACCACCAGATGGGAATCCTTGGGGCCAAAGCCAAAATCGTGGGGCGTTTTCTTGGGGCCTACAAGGGCGGGCATGGTGACTGGCTCGCTGGCTGCTTCCATGGTACTGCGGTTGACGCCGTGACGACCATTTCCGTAGCGCCAGGGAAATGGTCACACCTACTTGTACGCTACTTATATGTCAATGGGGCTCCTTAGCAGCCGCCACCTACCTTTCAGTATTTTTTGCCTGCCGTACAAAAAACCACATAGGGTTGACATTGAGATGCCCCTAGCCCTTGCCCATTCCCTTCTTTTGCTGATGGGGATTCTGGTTTTACCCGTGCTGGGCGTGGTTGCAAGATCCCAACCTGGCTCATCCGTTGGCTTGGGTACGTCAGTTGCGTGACGTTTAACCCACCAGACCCAGGTACCGCTTTTGTTTGAAATACTGTAGTAGCGGATTAAATCTCGTTCCCTGAGATGGCGAAGGCTGCGGTTCAATGTAGCGCGATCAGTTCCCAGCTGCAACGCTAAATCATTTACAGATTCCCACCAGCCAGGGATGAGCTGTTCAAGCTGAACCATAACCAAGACCATTTCAGCTCTCTGGCACTGGCGAAGAGACGCCAAAAAATCTGGCTCAATCACCAGCGCCCTCCTTTGCTGAACACTTGTATATCGACTGCTGATATGTATACGGCATAACGGTTGTTCCAGGAATTATAGATGACGCGACCGAGCGGGTAGTTCCGGTTCGCGTGCAATTCCGAGGTCCTGGTGCTGTAATAAGTACGATAGCTAATCCTAGCCACAGCGCGATACCAATCGCAAAAATCGCTTTACCGATGCCTTCCCTGTTCATGCAAATTTAGCGATGGAGATAGGTGCAGAAACGTTGGAGAATCTAATTACTTCGCTGATGTCTATCACCAATTACTGCTCTTGGTCAGTCGAGTCGGCCTACCTGGCAAAGTTTTCCCCTATTTCATATTCACCAGCTTTGCGAGCTACCGCATCATCGCGAAGGAGCTGCAAGCCGAATGCCGGCAGATGCAGGTCAATACACTCGTCAGCTCCGACAGCTGCGCGAGCCTCGCAGCAGTCATAGATTTCGCTTTTGCAATGGTCGCTGCCAATATGAACAGTTACGGGCGTTGACCACTCCTGGTTTAATAGCCAGTCGCAAACTTCGGGCGATGGTAAAAGCGGGTCGCGTTTCATGGATTGATAGCGAAAATCTGTCGGACCGCTGGAATGGAGCTGCCTGGCCACACCTCCAGCTCATCCACAATACCACGCTCCGTCTCAAACTGCAAAACAGCTGATCTGGCTTGGTCGTAGTTTACTGATGCGTAGGCAGCCCAGCGCCTAGAGTAAATTCGCTGCCTCGCCCCTGCTGGCGAAAAAAACTCGTTATCAGTTAATTGACCAGCAAGCTCTAGCAATAAAAACCGCTCAAGTTCAGAGTGCTTGAGGCCAGCAGTTGATGGCTTTGGGAGTGGAGCCACTTGTTTAACGGTAGGCTGAAACGGCAGTCCATCGTAATAGAGTTTAACCTGTTTAATTGCTTGCCGGAAAGACCAGTTGCGTAAACGCATTAAAAGATCAATACCGCTGCCTCCGCCACCCCTCTGATCCTTGCCTGCGCAATGCGTACAAAACCAGCCACCTGGGCCATCATCCGTGATCCAGCGATAACGATCATCTCCATGGCAGCACGGACATGGCTGGTGAGCGCCGCTTAGGTAATGTTCCTGAAGGCCGCCCAAGGTTCGCAAAAGGTGTGGCCACTGGCCAGAGGCTTTACTGAGGATGTCTCGGCGCAACGGCTGGGAGGAGAACGCTGTATCAAAATCCATAAATTACTAATAACGGCTTCACCACTTTATCTCTTAAGCTGGCCGGCTGTCAAGGGGCTCACGTTTCTTGACAGATTCCAGCCTTGCCAGTAAAATACCTGCTGTTAACCAATTAGCTATCGACATGCCAACCCCGGAAACAAATCCCGACGACCACCCCCTCCTTGGGCCCTTGCAGATTGCCGAGTGCGGGGGGGCTTGCGATCTGGAGATGGGTGAGGCCCTGAGGGGCCTTGTCGCCGACTGGGTTCAAGAGGCATATAGAGAAAGCAGAGGTTGCAAGCGTCCCGACGAAGCTGCGTTTACCTATGTCGCATGCAAAGCGTTTGAGCAGGGAAGGAACCACCCCCTTCCGTCGCACCATGCCCGCCTGCGCAGCGAGCGAGACACGGCAGTAGCGCTTGGCCTGCAGCTAGCTGACCGACTAGATCGGGCGGAGGAAGATCTCGCTAATCGCAATGCGGCAATCGCTGCGCTACGAGCTGACCGTTCATGGCAGCAAGCTGCAGTGGTCAGGGTGCTAGTTGCCCTGGGGATCTGCGGCGCAATATCAATTCTCTGGCACTAATTCCATGGACCCACTTTTTCGAGTTGACTTGATCGCCGCCACCCCCAACCCCCAGCAGGTCATCTACGCGGCGATGCACCAGGACTACAGCGAGGGCTACGTGGTGGACGACCGCGCCAACTGGCCCGAGGAAAGCCGCGCTGGCGAGATCTGCATCAAGCGCCTACTGGCGGGCGATCGCGGCCATTACGGCCCCCTGGAGCACGGCCAGATCGTGCTCAATGTAGGCTGGTTTCCCCATTCAGTCATACAGCAAGCCCGAACTCATCGGATCGGGACTAGCTTCGATGTTCAGAGTGCACGATTCACAGGCTTACGTATCGTGCGTGCCGCTAACTGGGAATTACCGCTAGAGGAAGTGTTTTACCTGCGCCCCGTGGGGCAATACCGCGACCCGAACAACGGAAGCGTTTACGATTACACATTTGAACTCCGCGAGGAGGATATTAGGCGCTGCCACGCTGCCGCTGAGCACTACGCCTGCCGAGTAGCCAACGGTGAACCATTCGAGCAGGCTCGTGGTTGCCTGCCATTCGATTACCGCCAACACTTCGTGGTGAGCTTCAGCCTGCGGGCCTTCCTGCACTTCCTCGACCTGCGGGTCAAGCTCGATGCCCAGGATGAAATTCGCTATCTCTGCGATTTGATGTGGCCCCACCTGCAAAGTTGGGCTCCTGAAATCGCCGCCTGGTATCACCAGCACCGCTGGGCTAAGGCGAGACTGGCGCCGTAAAGCTACAGATTACTAATCCCCACTTACTCACAATCTTGCAATGACTGAACAGCCCTACTGGTTTAAGCGGCTACAACAGGAACTAGGCTTTGTTCACATTGCACACTTAGGTGTGGTAATCGATTTGGATGCAACTAGGGATCGTTTTTTAATCGCTGTACTTCAGCGACTGGAGACGCGACGCAGAGCCTGGGGTGGCCGGGATCTAAAAAGCGCTGATCGGATGAGCCAGGCTGGGGGTCTACTGGAGCAGCGACTTGCAGGCGGTGCAGCCGCCGAACTGTCCGACACCATCAACAACGCTGCCGCCTGGGCCTCCTGCACCGCCAGGTCAGAGCGGGCCGCTTGGAACGCCGAACGCAAGGCCACCAATCTTGGCTGTGCTGGCGATAAAACCGAGATCAATGGTAAAATTCAACTTCATCAGCAGAAATCAAACGATGGAGCCACTTGCGCTCACTGCTTCCCAAGAATTTGAGATTGAAAGATTTTCGAGAGCCATCGATACTACGGGCGACGTAGCAACACTGAGAGCCATTGCTAAGCAGTTACTCCAAGCGTGGATAATGTAAAAAGCTGCTACAGGTTGGGTAATGAAGCAAACCCTGTCAGCGGGACCCGTGCGCAACAACTGAACGCCGGCCTGTCATGCAATTGAGTTTTGGTAATTACCTGTATTCACGGAGGGCGGGATGGCGGTGGGGATGCGCTACAGTTTTTAGGCAGTGTTGCAAGCGCAAAAAGTCCATGCCCAAGGCAAGACCTGAGCAATCTTTCGTTAATTTTTGGTGTTAAATTTCGGTGGAGACCTTCTGTTGTTATTACTGAGGTCCAATCAGGCAATCATCAAACATCACGGTCATTTCTGCTTAAAAGTATGCAAAACTGGCTTTTACGTTCAAAGCCTAAAAATTCCTGAAGACAGTAACACGTAGCAATGCCAGCACGATCAAGATCCAGTGCCTATGCCGACCGAGCGGCAGCCAACGGTCTTGGCTTGCTGGCAGATGCAAGCGTCAAGCAAAAGTTTAAGCGCCGAGCCAATTCAACATTTGACGTAAAAGCGGCTGAAGTAAAAATTATTGAAGGCCTACTTCCGTACCAGCGCAACTTTGTTACAGACTTTAGCCATAAGTACGTGGGTTTCTGTGGAGGCTATGGCAGCGGAAAGACAAGATCCTTGATTTGCAAGCAGCTTCTACTTTGTTTCAGGTCCCAGGGGTTTACGCATTTATTCCTTGAACCCACAATTCCACTAATTGACGACGTTGCGTTGCCAGAGTGGAACATACTTCTGGAGAAGTATAGCATTCCCCACACCTTTAAGGTATCCCCCAGGCCAGTCTTTAAGCTACTTCTCCCCGGTGGCCCAACACCTGTTCTCCTTCGCTCAATGGAGAACTACCAACGCCTAATTGGTGTCAACGCAGCAAGCATTGCTTCTGACGAAACAGATACTACTCCCCAGGAGATTGCGGAAAAGGCGATGATCAAGCTTCAGGGTCGTGTACGGGTTGGTAACTGCCCTCAGATCGCCGCAGCTTCTACGCCAGAGGGCTATGGCTTTATGTACACATTCTTCGAGGAACAGAAAGCAGACAACAAAGAGTTGTATCGCGGAAAATCGGAAGACAATCCTTACCTCGATAAAAGTTTTGTTGAAGATCTTAAAAGCAAGTACCATCCACAGCTCGTCAAAGCCTATCTTAATGGTGAGTTTGTAAATCTTGAATCGGCTACAGTTTTCTTTGAATTCAACAGGGCTAGGCATACAACTGGCGTGTTTCTACCAGAACCAGAAGAGCGGATTATATTTGGAGCGGACTTCAACGTTGGCCAGTGCCACGCTCTGTACGGGGTTGTCAGGGCTGGTCGAATGGGTCAAGAGCTGCACTGTTTTGCAGAGTCGAAAGTGGCTGACACTTTCTCGCTAGTAACCCATCTTCAGCAAAAGTATCCACGACACCTTGCGGCTGGCCTGATTACTTGCTGTCCAGATGCAAGCGGCTCCCATGATTCCACTTCATCAACACAAACTGATCACGAGATCCTCCTTGCTGCTGGCGTCAGAATTCTGACAGAAAGCAAAAACCCATACATTGCGGATACACTGGCTCACGCAAACGTTCACATGCGTCGCGATTTAGTGCTTTTCAATCCAACAACGTGTCACAACACTATGAACGTGGCTGAGCGCTGGTCTTACGATTCCAAAACATTGAAGCCATCAAAGGGTGGTGCTGTTGACCATTCGCACATCGGAGATGCTTTAAGGTACTTACTGTGGCAGGTCTTTCCACGCGCTAGCGCTAGGGCTGGTTATGGTGGCCGCTGGAGATGATAGGATTTCTATGCACCAGCAGTCGCCTTTCGGCGGGCATGACAAAAGGCTGCTGAAACGTTAAGCGCGAAGGTTCGCAATCGCCTTCGCTGTTTGAGGGCTTTGGAGAAATCCAAGGCCTTTGTGCTTTGGTTAAACTGTGATCACCTGACAGCGTGGCACCGTGCCCTCAATTGGCGTTCCTAATTCCATCGTCTTGAGTGCCGATGATCTGCCAGCCCCTTTCGACAGAAGGGCGCCTGAAACAGAAAAAGTTTACGCAGAGGTTACGGGCGTAGACATATATTCACCTGACCAGGCAGAACAAGTTTCACGGATTCTGCCTATCAAGTTTTGCACGCTACCAGAGTTTTATCTTGATGAAGCGATAGACGAGTACATCCCACAGGACTTCCAAGAGCAAAAAGAGAGTTACAACGTTCGCATGACGCGAGCGATGACCTGTTTTCAGCCGTTTTATTCGCACTACGTAGACATCATCGTCGGTACCGCTCTCAGGAAAGGCGTAGTTCTTCCACAGGAACTCACAGAAGAATGGAAAAAGTTTTTTGAAAACGTAAACCTTGAAGGAAGGTCGATCACATCTTTCGCCAAAACCCTGTTCACGGAAGCATTGAACGGCGGAATTGCTGGCTTAATAGCAGATTACCCCAGGGTTGACACTGACGACAAAGCGGTTCAACGTAGTATGGAGCTGCGCCCATACTTTACAATTATTAAGGTTGATGATATTCTGGATTGCAGGCATGAAAACGGTCCTGTTACTATCAACAATATTACGTCTTACGAGGCAAGAGTTGTTTACTTGAGGATTAAATCAGAAATCAGGAGAGCCAGCCTCGATAACGAGCATTACGAGGAAGTGGTGCCAACTGTTGTGGTTTATGACATTCCAGAGAAAAGCGGAAATGTTCGTGTACGTATTTACGAAAAAAATGCCTCAGGGGCTGCCGACAGTTACATTATACCGGAAAACGGCGAAACATTCCTTTCGATTAACTACATTCCGTTTGTGCCTTGTTACGGCGGGAAAGAAGAAGCTTTTTGCCGCGCAAGACCTCTGCTATTTGACATTGCAAGGCTAAATTTGCATCACTGGGCGACATCTGCTGACTTAACGGAAACGATTCACTTAAATTCTTCTCCGCTTTTAACTGGCACTGGCGTCAGTCCTGATGAAGAGGTATGGGCTGGGTCTGGTCGCAGTCTTTTCAGTAGAAATGAAAATGCAAGATTTGGTATGGTATCCCCTGGTATGGATGGCGCCGAGACGACACTCAAGCAGCTTGGTAGAATCGAAAACGCGATGGACCGCCTTGCCGCCATTGCAATCGCCTCAGGTAAGAATCAGATAGAGTCTGGCGTTGCAAAGCTTCTTGATAGGTCGCAATCGGACTCCCAGCTTGCTGTTTTGATCGGTTCGCTACAAGACTGCCTCAATCGAGCATTGTGGTATGCGTCTGGATACAGGGCTGACGCATATCCATTCGTAAAAGTTGCGCTTAGCAAGAATTTTATTCCAGCTAAGCTCCATAGCCAACAAGTTATCGCTATCAACTCTCTCTATAAAGATTCTGAGGCTATCCCCATTCAAACTTTCCTTGAAATGCTTGAGGCTGGTGAAATGTTTGAGGGAATGCATGGTTTCAGTGTCAAAACCCTGCTTGAGAAAATGGGCCTCAAAGGCTCGGAGCGCAGGTCCGAGATTGTCAAGCCAAGGCCAGCGCAGGGCGATGCCAATAACAGGCTCTACGTCCAAAACGATCCCCAGGAGTCAGTAGGTGGCGGGGCCGATGGGGAGCTACCCGAGCATGTGGATGAGCAAAGCGAGTCTTGAGCTATAGTTCAGGTAGTTACACCTTTAATCTGTGCTGACCATCGAAGAACTGCAAGCGCTACTAGAGGAGAGCGAGGCAAAGCGGCAAGAGAGTGAAACAAAGCTGCAGGCGCTGGAGCGCACCAAGACCGGCTTACTGAGCGATCTACAGAAAAAGAAAGGCGTTGATCGCTTGGTCAAGGCGGCTGGGATCGACCTATCAAGCGAAGATGCTGAAGACCGAATCGCGGAACTACTTGCAGCCAGGGCCGCATCTAGCGCTGATGGCACTCCTGCCGGCACCCCTCCGGCCTCTGCATCCGGTGAACCTTCGGCTCCGGGCACCACTTCCAGTGCCGCTGATGAGGTCTTACGTGCCACCCTCACTTCGATGCAAAAGCAGATGGATCAATTAAACACGAAGCTGCAGCAAACGGAGCAGGAAAAACAACAGGAGCGAAAAGCGCGACTTGATGGATTTAAGCGATCCGTTGTGATGCAGGAACTAGAAAAAGCCGGCTGCAAGCGCCCGGCGCATGTGTACGCTTTGCAAGGCAGTCAGTTTCGGCTCCTTGATGACGACGAAACAGTTGTTTACGGATCAGAAGAGAATCCGGTAAATGTTTCGGATGCTATTAGTAATCTCGAAAGAGACGATGAATACTCGATTTACTTTCCCGGCGTCGTTGCATCTGGCTCAGGGCTACCCACTTCTCGCTCATCCACACCCGTAAACGAGAATCCATTTATGAGGGGACCGAGCGGCTCCGGCAATGCAACCAAAGCGACTGAAATCATCATGCGTGATAGAGCGCTAGCACAGCGTCTGGTGCAGCAGGCTCGCGCCCGTGGCAACCTTGATCCAATTCTTGCTTCGGTAATCGGCTACTAATGTGCCAAGCTTGGCTGGAAGGAAGAAAGGGCTCTGTTCCAGTTTTGGAATGGGGCTTTTTTCTTGGCTAAAATTCTTTTGTACTACCAAAGCTCCGATACCGCTCAAGGGGGGGGGATTTACCATGGCGCCAAAGCCTGTCAAAAACAAACGCAGGACCGCTGTTTTCTACGCCAGCAACCCAGAAGCTCGCAAAAAGAAAGCTGTCTATGACAAGGAGTATCACTCGACCCCTGAACGCAAAAAATACAGGGCTGAACTTTCTAGGGAGCGCCGTGCTCGCGGCATTGCTGGCAAGGGTGGCGGCGACCTAAGCCACACGGTAGGTGGCGGGCTTAGAAGGGAGAATCCATCAACCAATAGGGCTAGAAATGGTCACGGCAACAATCGCAGGCTGGCATCTAGCGGGCGAAGGTCACGTCGCTAGACTTTGGCGAGGTCGGCTCAATGCTTTTCATGCCACAAAGAAAACCATCAACGAAGAAGCCTTCAGCGAAGAAGCCTCAAACGAAGAAGCCTCAAACATCTTCGACCAAGAACTTGGGGACTGAATCAGTTCCCGGAACCTCTGCCGCCGAGAAGCGAAAGATGGCTCTGTGGCAAGCCCAGGACGATTTGCGCACTTTGCGAGCATCCCAGGAGATCACGAATGACAGCGGACGAATGAAGCGAGCAGAAGCGCTGATTCGGCAAGAGATGCAAGCGCTAGAATCAGTCAAACTCAAAAAAAGAGCGTAGCCATGGCAGTCCCCGAGCGCGTCAAAAACAAAATAAAAGAACTTGGGCTGTCTGGAATAAACAAGCCCAAGAAAACTCCGGGTCATCGCACCAAGTCCCATGTAGTGATGGCCAAGGAGGGCGAGACTTACAAAGTGATTCGTTTTGGCCAACAAGGCGTTGAGGGTGCCGGCAGCAACCCCAAAACAAAAGAGGATAAAGCGAGAAAGCGGAGGTATTACGCAAGGCATGATGCACAGGGTAAACCTACAACTAAGTTAAGCGCAAAATACTGGAGCCATAGGGTAAAATGGAGCGTAATTTTATTTTTCATTCCCTTGAACTATTTGTTCTAACTCAGCTAGGCATTGGCTCAGCCTCTCTACCTTCAGCGAGTGCTATCCAACGGGCGCTTGAGGATGCGTTTCGCTAGGACTATCAACACCCTTCAAGCGGCTAGACTTGGCCCATAGTCACATTCCTGCTCGATGACCGTCTCCGGCGTTTACCGTTCCTCCACCAACATGCGCGGCCTCCAGTCGGCCACCGCAGTCGATGAAATCCTGTCCTCCATCGTTCTTTGCACTCGTGGCATGAAGAACTGGACGTTTGTCCTGCCTGATGCTTTCACCGAGGCTCAGCTTGATGAACTGCTCGCCGCCGCTCCCACTGTCACCGGCACCAAAACTATTACATATACCGGCACTGCTGGTTTTACTGCAATGACCGCTGGCAAGCGAACTGCCATGGTGGCTGCTTTTCTTGCAAAGGGCTACACTCTCAACTGATTTGTATCCCAGGCTACAGACCTGTATTTTCTTGGTTTGCACACTTTGTTTTTCGCAAGCAGCTAGCCGGATTACATTGGATCTGGCATGAGATACGGACCGGGCTGGAGGGCCCGGTTTTTTCTTGGCTATTATCTTGGCAAGAGAGGCGGTGCCTCGCAGCAAGGGCAGCGGTGCTGTGAAGCTGAATCAAAAGCGGCTAGGCCGCGAATCCGTTCTCCGCTACCAAGACAATGCTCCTCTCGGGCGTTCCCCTCATTCCTGAGCTTTTCTTCAGCTATCAGCAAGAAGAGATTCGTGACAAAAATGCTTTGGTGACATCTGGTTTAATGGCCACAAACCCGGCTATTCAGGCTGAATTTGCCAAAGGTGGTAAGACTGTCGATCTGCCCTTCTATGGCGACTTGACTGGCGATTCGGAAATCGACTCCGATACTACCGCATCTAACCCAGCTGACATCGGCGGTGACGTTCAGGTTGGCGTCAGGAACAAGCGTCGAAAGTCGTTTCGCTCCAGCGACCTCGCCGCAGCTATCTCCGGTAGCGACCCGGCTCAAGCTATTGCCCGTAGCACTGGTCGCTACTGGATTCGTGATATGCAGGTTACGGCTCGCAGTATCATGAATGGTCTGTTTAGCACTGGTGGCCCCCTCGCAACCAGTCACGCCGTAGGCGGTGCATCTGCCCAGCTTTCCCAGAGCCTGATGGTTGACGGTATCGCCAAACTTGGCGACGCTGGCGACGAGCTAACAGGTGTGATGATGCACTCAGCTATATACTATGCGTTAATGAAACTGGACTTGATTGTTCCGTCTTCATCCGCCTCTCAGACAGATACCAGGGTGAGTGGCGAAACCCTGGAAAAAGGTAGCTATTTGGGTCGCCCAGTGTTTGTAGACGACAAGCTGCCATTTGACACCACTGGTGGTGGTGGTGGTAGCCTTCCCATTTATCAGACCTTTTTCTTCGGTAAGGGTGCTTTTTCCTATGCAAACGACCAACCCAAGTACCCGGTAGAGACCGATCGAGACAAGTTCCTGGGTATTGAATTTTTGATAAACAGGGCCTATTACCTCATTCATCCGAATGGCGTGAGCTGGAGGGGTAATGCCGCAGCCCCCGCCGGCCCTACTAACGCGGAACTCGCAACTCCCGGTAACTGGGTCAAGGTATTTGATGACGATCGCAACATTCGGATCACCCGGATGCGGTGCTACATCTGATCCAACGATTAAGATCGTGGCCCCGGCTCTCCGGGGCTTTTCAACTATCCACGACAAATCATGAGCGCCGGTATTTTCAGAATGCGCCGCGAGGCCGCAGAGCAAGCGATAGAGGCTGAAGCTGCTATTAAACGCCAGGCTGAGCAGCTAGCCGCTGAAGCGGCCCAGGCCGAGCAGGCTTACCCGATGTCGTCCGCGAGGGCAGAGGAGCCCCTTGCTGGGCAGCCAGAGCCCCTCAACAAGGAGACTGCGGCTGCTGTGGCAAAACCTAAGCCCAAGGCTCCTCCTAGAGCCGCCTGAGGATGAATCATGGCCTTTGTCTCGACGCTGGGGGCGACTGACGCCAACTCCTACCTGTCGGTGGCGAAGGCCACTACCCTGCTCTCCGAGCTGCCGGCCAGCTTCGGGGTTTCAGCCTGGCTTGCGCTGACAAACACCCAAAAAGAGCAAAGCCTGGTTGCTACAGCAATGGCAGTCAATCCTTTGCGATGGAAGGGGCAACCTGCATCGAAGGAACAGAGTCTGGCTTGGCCGAGGCGGATTGTCGCAGACTACTATTTTGCTCCCGACGACGAACTACCAATTGATTTTGGTGTTGCCGTTGCTTACATGGCGGCATTCCTGGGTAGCAGTGGTGGCTACACGGGAATCCCTAATGCCGATGGCGGCGCAACTAGGTATAAAAACAGTGAATACGACGAAGTTACTCTTGGCGGCACCAGCGAAGGCCTGACGGTCAAATTCAACAAAAACCAAGTGACGCAAGCGGGAATGCTATTCATTCCTCCCTTCTCGATGGATATTTTTGCCAGATACATGATTAGTGGAGATTTCAGTCAACCAAGGCTTAAGCGCAGTTCAACGGCTCGCATTGGCTATAGAGGATTTATTTCGGGGCAGAGGGCGTCAAGCGTGCGCTACATCAACGGCCAGCTCTGGCCCTATGGTGGCAGCTGGAGCAACAGGTTCTAGCCATGTCTCTTGTTGATGATGTATTTGGGTCGCTACCTGGTCCACTGATCGATCAGTGGGGAATCAGCGCTGTCTATATCAAGGCTTCCCAAAGCCAAAGCTACGACCCTCAAAGCGGCGTTGTACTTGGAACCAGCACAGAAATTCCGATAAAAGCTTCACCTGCAAAGTTGACAGCGAAAGAGAGGGAAGGCTTTTACCAGCAGCGAGTGATTAAATTCATTATTCCAGCCACTTACCTGGGAAGCTACTACCCACAGTCAACTGATTCGATTCGCTACACCGAGGCCGGTGTCATTCGTACCGCAAAAATCGTTGATCAGAATCATTATCGAGGCGACAACCCGATCATGCACACTGTTATCGCAAAGGTGAGTTAAGTGGCACGTTCCAATGGCCGAGGCCGCTTCAGTGGCAGCCGTGGCGGCATGGAGAAATCCATAGCCAGAGACCTAATGAAACAAATCAACACAGAGCTTGCCAAGCAAATCAGGAATGCAGGCGTCGAAATTTGCAACGGGTTATCAGAGGCTGGCCCTGCCTGGTCTGGTGAGTTCTCGGCCTCCTGGGATATTGTTCCAGCTGGTGGAAGCCCTCGACAGCGCAGGATTCCAGAGCTGAGCAGCGTTTATGAATACACATACAGAAACTTCCCATTAAAAATTTTTGAAAAAGCTCTCGAAAGCAGGCAGGCCACAGTTTTCAACATAGTTAACACCGCTCCTTATGCTGCTGAAGCCCTGGACATGGTTGAGGGTAATTTTTATCGACCCGCAGACCCTCCAATCAAAAATTTTGTTGAAGAGGGTTTCCGTCCCTATAACTTTGCAGAAGGGGCTCAAGTAGAGCACTACAGGTATCAATTAAGCCAAGCCCCAAGATATGACGCAAAGGGAAATCCCATGGAATTTGACTCCGCAATAACGGCGGAGAAGGACTGGTTTCCAACGTATGCTCGGGGTGGTAGCTTGCAAAGAGACCTGGCCCGAGGAATGCAAATTAAGACACCGGGACTATCTTAATGAATTACCAATCCATTCGAGCAAAGCTTGAAGCACCATTGCTGACAGCTTACAATTCTCAATCACCTCAAATTCCTGTTTACTTTGACAACGTAACGGCGGTTCCGCCAGATCCGCCAAAAGAATATGTCAGGATCAACATTACCTTTGGCCTGACAACGGAGCCCACCCTTGATGGATCGCTTGATTACGCAAGGGGCGCTCTTATTGTTAGGTGCTTTGCTCCGAAAGGCAGTGGGCCAGCAAGATGCCAGCAGATGATCGCCCTTGCTAAGCAGGTTATTGATACCCTCAACTCAACAAGAAAAACCTCCAGCTCTACCTATGTTCGCGTAGGTCAAATAACAGGACCATCGTTTCAGGCTCCAGAAAATTTTCCTCATTTCGTTGGTAGGGTTGATGCGAGTTGGCAGGCAAGCGCAAAGTAAGTCGCTAACCTGTGTCTAGCTGGGCAGTGCCCGCCAAGCCACTACCCCCCGACCCACGATGTCTACCGTTTTGTCTGGCGTTTCCGGCGCCTTTTACTACAAGCCCGCCGGTACGCTTGCTACGTTTGGCACGTCTGACGTTACTTTTGCTACTGCTTTATTCAACGTTGGCGTCAACTTTAACTTCAAGCCCGGCGATCCTGTTCAGTTCAGGATTCGCAATGCACTGACAGGCGCCATTGGCACTGGCACTCTTCCTGCTGGTATCACCGCTGGCACCACCTACTACGTCATTGGCTACAACAGTTCAACCGGCGTGCTGACGGTTTCCAGTAGCGCAACACTGTCTCCTATCGTAACGCTGACAAGCGCCGGAACTCTTGCAGCTCCCAACAGGTTCGAGATATTTTATGGTAGCCTCGCTGTTGTTGCGGAGTGCCGGGACTGGACCATTGAGTTCAGCCGGGCGGAAATCGATGTTACAACTATTGGTAAAACTCTTGGACAGTTTGCGCCTTTCCGAAACTATATTTCTGGTTTTGGTGACGCAAATGGCAGTGCCAATATCTATATGACGGATGAAGACTTGGCCATGGCTAATCGCATGGTTCAGGACGTGTTACTGCGCAAGCAAATTGGTGCTCAGGTAAAACTATATGTTGAACGGATTGAATCCGCTGGCGTTGTCGATGATGCCAAGTCACGCTCTATTGAGATGGACATTGTACTTACCTCGGCTTCACTGAACGTGAATCCAGATGATGCTCAGTCGGTGGCCATCAACTTCCGACCATTCGACAATGTAAACTTTGACTTTGCCACCACCTGATTCAATCAGCAACTGCGATGCCCTGCTTCGGCAGGGTTTTTTATTGGCCAAATAACTTTGTTGACCTGTGGTAGCAAAAGCTTGTATTTACGGCTAAACACGGCAGCGCTAACTGAGCTACGCTTGCTTGGGGTGGAATTCTCTAATCCACCTCGAATTGACTTCAGCTCACCTAAGCGGTAGAGTCCGCACGTTACGAGTTTCCTATGGCCACCACTTCGACCCCCGCTGCAACCCCTGGTTTCGGTCGGGCAATTGACACTCTGATCAAGGCTGCCAATTTCACGCCAATCAAGCAGGAAGTCACTCTCGCTGATGGCAGTGAGTTCAGTTTCTACGCTGCCCCCTTGAAAGCGATTGAGCGAGAACAAGCGCAAAAAGACGCTAAGACTGACGGCGCCAATGATTTTGCAATGCAGTTGCTGATCAACAAAGCCCTGAATGAAAATGGCGAACGAATTTTTAAGGCTGGGGACATTCCCGTCCTGAAATGCGAAGTTGAAGACGAAGACCTTCAGAAACTAATTCTTTGCGTTCTTAAGCCTCGCGGCGAGTCCGGTGATAAACAACCAGATATGAAAAGCGCTAAGGATTGAATTTGAAGCGGACAGTAGGCTTCAGTTCCAGATGAGCTTGGCGGAGAGCCTTCACCTCACTTTGTTTGATCTAAAGTCTCGTATGACTGAAGAAGAGATGATCCTCTGGAGTCTTCACTTTGAACGAAAGGCAAAACTCCAAAGGGAGGAGATGGAGAAGATCAAGAAGACCAAAGGGAGGCGCTGAGTTCGTGCTTGCTAGCCGTCCGCATGGGCGGCTTTTTTCTGGCTATGGCTAGACTTGGTTCACGAAGAAGCCTTGAGACGTGGCCAGCACCCAAGCAACTATCGATCTTGTTGTAAGGGGGTCGAACGCTGTAAACAAATTAGTTCAAGACGTAAATCAACTGCAAAGCGCAGTTGACAGAATTAACAGCAGAACACTTGATGTTGGGCCTGCAAATTTACAGAGACGCGCAAATAGTCTTGCGGCTGTAATGGAAGGTTCCGCCGCAAGAGCGAATGATCTTGGCAGGGACAGGAATCAAATACTATTGCAACAAAGGCAAGCGATTGAAAGGTTGACGCAGGCGCAGTTGTCTCAACAGCGGGCAATTGAAAAAGCAGCGTCAACGGAGAAAGAGCTTGTGAGGCTTGGTAGGCGAGACGAGCTGGCAAGTAGGCGAGTAAGTGAACTGAGAGATGCTTTACGTGAAAGCGCCGGCCAAGCGGAACAATTTGGCGACCGAATGGCGGAGGCTTCGGCGTCAGCGACGACACTACAGTCAAGGCTTAATCAGATCAGACAGGCGACTAGAAACGCAATTTCAGCTGCTAGTGGCTTGATAGATGTAAACCAAACCCTGTCCGCTGCAAACGCTGTTAATGCTTTAGCAAGAGAGTACAACAGATATGGGGACTCTCTCAGGAGATCTACGAGAGAGTCTGGACTGACAGACAGAACACTGCCACGCCAGGTTGCTGCCTTTGGTGATCTAAGAAACCAGATTGAACAAGCAGAAACTTCATTAAACAGCCTTAGGGCGCAATTGCGTCAACTTGGTAGCACCGAGGTGGCCATTGACATACCTGTTCGCCCTGTTAGCCAAAGAGAGCTTACGTCGCCGGCTGGTATGGCCCAGGTGGCTCAACAAGCGGCTGAATCTCAGCGAATTCAACAGGAGAACATACTAAGGCAACAGAGGAACGCAAGAAGAGGGGAAGTTGCCAGTGAGATTGCGGCTCAGGAAGCAAATCTTGCCAGTCTTGAGACGAGAGCCGGGGGACTGGGCAGGGTTATTGCCAGAAACCAGGAATCCGTAAGCCGAATGATGGCGAACCGCAACCCAGCTAACCAAACTGGGCTTTCGGCTTCTCTCAATCAGATTCAAGCACAGGCCGAGTCGCTCGCACTAATTGCAAACAATTCTGCAATTGCTAGCACAGCTTACAATCGATTTACGGTTGCGGCTGAGATGGCGTCGATCAAGCTTGCAAGAGCGCAGCAGAATACGTTCACAGCCCTTGCTGCTGGTTTTTCCGGCGGCGGTGGTTCGAGTATACCGGAAGGATTGAGGCGAGCATCCGATGTAGCCGGCGCCAGAAGCATGGTTGGCCAAGTGCTCACGGAGATGCCAACCATCGCCACTGGCGCAAGTGAAGCAGCCCTCGGCAGCTACATCAACATGCTGCAAAACCTGAAAACATTGGTTCCAGCGCTTAGCATTGAGTACCGGGCTCTTGAGGAAGGGATCGCCAGGGCAAACGAAGAAATGCGAAGCGCTCAGCTTGGCATTGTTGATGCCCCTTCCAGCCGCCTTGGTAGCTTGCAGGCTGTTACTCAGCGGCAAAGGTTTGAGGATAGAGAGCAAAAAGTTCAGGAAAAAAGACAAAAAGATATTAACGATGTTTTTGGAAAGCAAAACGATTTAATTGATAAAATTAACTCTTCCAGGCTTTCTGGCGATCAGAAGGTAGACCTGAGAGAGCGTGCAGAAAGAGCGGTAAATGCACTAATCGAAAATAGGCTGGAAGATTCGAGGGAGATGACACGCTTGATTGAACGGCAGCTCAAAGCTGCGGTAGATCTTGCAAAACCCAAGCCACCCCAGTTCTTCGGCGTTCCTGGTAAGGACTTCCTGCCTATCACCGGCAAGCTAACGGGAGGGGACTTGGTTCCGGGCTCTCCGGCAGCAAAGAATCGAATCGCCGAAGAAGAAAGAAAGGCTGCTGACCGGGAGTTTGAGAGAGGCTCAAAAGCTTTTAACGATTTAAAAAAGTACACAGAAAAGGCAGAGCGAAATGCTCAGAAACTGCAGGCCAGCTACGATAGAGGTAAGTTAACAGGGGCCTTGGACGAATACCTGGCGGATCTATCAAACATCGAGCGGGGTACCGACGAACTCCTAAAAAAACTATCTACTGTTCCTGGAACAGAGCAGAGTAGCCTGAAAGACTTCGACGACAGGCTGAAAGCTGCGGTAGAAGGCAATGGTGCCAGCAAACAACTCTCCTCTCAGACCCTACAACTTGAAAAACTTCAAAAAAGACTTGTAGAGGTTGAAATTGATGGTGTTGACGTTTCACAAAACAAGGCTAGGGTTGAGAAGCTAATAGCTGATATTAAATCCGGCCAAATACCAACGAGCAAACAATCCGTTGACTTGGTTGCCAAGGAGTTGAAGGATGCCCGCGCTCGTCTCGGCATATCTCAAAGCCAAGCCAAGATTGACGGCAAAATAGCCGATGTTCTACGTGGAGCTGTTGGCGGCCCAAGTAAAAAGATTAACGACTTGGCTGCTCAGCAAAAGTACGCAATTGAAATTAACGACACTTATCAAAAAACTGAAGAAATTCTGACGAGCATCGGCAAGGCTTCCATCCCAGAAGCTCAAAAACTTGCTCTCTCCTTTGGTATTGACCAGGCAAGAAACGAGCTTTACGAAAATAGACTCGAAAGCGCTCAGATGATTACCAAGGAGATAAGCAAGCAGCTAGGGCTTGAAACTGCCATGCAAGCAGGCACCACCAAGAAGAAGCTTACAGAATCGTCGTGGGGCCTTGCTTTTGAGAAGGCCAAAGACATGCGGCAGGACATGGGCGCGGAAAGCTTGCAAGAAAGGAATAAAGCGCAAGGGATAATGATGAATCAGCTTTCAGCTCTTCGAGACATACAAAATCGGTACGCAATCGAAGAAAAGAAGGGCGTTCAGTTTCTTGGTGAAAAAGTAAACCTGAGCAATCTTATTAACCAGATAAAAAATAATGAACTTAGTCTGACCATAGCCAATACAAAAGCAATAGGAGAAGGTATACGTGTTTTCAACGCTTCTGGTCGCTATCGCAAAAATGAAGCAATACTGAATGATAGCTACGGCGGTAATAGCAGTGGCAATAAAGCAACCGAAACGACTGCGCAGCAGTTGGAAGCCAGGAGAGAGAGGCTGCTCAATTTGGCGAGAGGCGGCCTAAGTCAGCTTATTACCCTTGAAGGCAAGGGTGTAACTGTTTCTAGTCAAAAACTGGAAATCGAGCAGGCTATTAGCGATATTCAGTCACTTCGCAATAAAGCTAGTCAGCAAGAACTTGCCACCTTAGCGTCCAAAGTTGTTGCTGCCAGGAATTTTGCCAGTGCAATGGCAATTGACTTAAAAGCTGGTGCGCTTCCTGGTGTTGGCCTTCAGGCGGCACTGCAAAAACTTCAAGAAGCTCGCCGCGCACGTCAAGACTTTTTTGGCGGCGCATCTCCCGCCGAAGCGATCGACAAGATTGCTCGCGAGTTTAATACAGGCAAGTCAATGGCAGGTGGGCGAAGCGACCTGGCTTCCCGAGCAGCTGCAGCAGCCCAGCAGGGGCCTGAGGCGCTACTGGGCCTCGCGGAACTGGCCAAGCCCGCGAAGGCCTCAACCGCTGAACTGGAAGCACTAAGCGCTGTCTTAAAAGAATTCCGTTCCGTCCTTGATCCAACTATCCAAGGATTCGATCGGCTTGACAATCAATTACGTGAAACGGCGGCCAACCTTGATCGCCAGATCGAGCGCCGCGCACCTGATGCGGATTTCCTGACTCGCCGGTTTGGCCCTAGGGGTGGCAGAGCGATCAGCGAGGGCCTGATCGGTGGTGCATTCCCACTGCTGTTTGGCCAGGGCCTTGGGGCTTCCCTTGGCGGCCTTGCTGGTGGCGCCGGTGGCGGCTTCCTTGGCGGTGGCCTTGGCTTTGGCTTGTCGCTGGCCGGCACAGCCCTTGGCACAGTGTTTGACACCTTGGCGCAGGCCGCACAGGATACGGGTAAGGCGCTCGGCTATCCAATTGAAGGATTTGAGAGTTTAAAAACAGCCGGGCTGTTTGCAAGCCGTCAACAAGAATACTATATATCTAAGCTGATTGAAACAGGTGAAACCGCCAAGGCCACAGCTGAAATACAAGCTGAGATGATTAAGAAGATTGGCGTCTCTGGCGTCAATGATTTGACGAATCTTGGCGACGCTTCCTATAAATTGAGTAAATCATGGGCTGAGTTTAACCTGCAGCTTCAGGCAGCGCTTGCTGGGCCAATGGCTGGACTGCTGCAGTGGGTAACCAGTATTGTTTCGGTTAGCAACCAATCATCTAGTTCGAGACAGCTTGCAAAAGATGTGCTGGGGGGGCTCAGCGGTAAAGCTAAGGATCGATTTGAGATCGGATTGATTGGAATAGATTCCAGGGAGCAGATTGGAACTACGTTCGGACCTTTGCTTGGCGGGATAAGCAAAGAAGAGGCCGCTAAGCAGCGAACCGCCTTAGCTGAGTTTTACAGACCTCTTGCCAAGCCAACCACAGTCAAAGGCGGAAAACCTACTCCAGAACAAGAGCTGCAGGCACTTGATAAAACAATTGAAAAAACCGAAAAAGCTCGCTCTATCATCCAACAAGGCATAGCATTTGAGCGCAGCGGAATCGATCTTCGCCTAAGCACTGAAGAAACTGTTTACGGTCTTCGCAAGCGTGTAATTGATATGGAGCGCGAGGCGACCGAATTTCGCCGCTCTGTTGAAGATCAGGTATTTGGCAAGCGACAGGAGCTTGAGCAAAAGCTTATTGAAAATGAAAGGAAGCGTCAGCAAAATGCAATCGACGCTTTTGACCTTCAGCTTCAGAAAGCATCCACAGGTCTGGATCCAATCGCCCAAGGAGTGGTTGACGCCGCCAGAGACTATCTGCGTATCAGAGCCGAAGGCGAAGCCGATCTCCAGCAAGCCGAAAAACAACTCAAGCTAGAACTACAGAAAATAGACCAAGAGGCTAGCCGTTACAAACTCCAAGTTGAAAACCGAGTTTCCCAGATGGCGATTCAGCGCGATGAATTTTCGCGTGATGTTTCTCGCGCTCGCCTTCAAATCGAGAGGCAGATTGTCGATTATGCCGTGCAAGCCGAGGATCATCGCTTAGCGATGGCCAAGTATCGCTACGAAGTGGAAATCGACCTGGAAAAGAAGAAGCAAATTGTAGTGCAAAACGGACTAGATGATGCTGCTATCCAGGCTTCGGCCATCAGGCAAGCAGTTCAGGCAACTAATGGCACTGGTGCATCAAGGCTACCCGGTTCTATTAGTGGCAGGCTTGACGCATCAGGGCAAAATGGAGCTGACATGCCAGTTGCACTGAATAATATAATGCGTAGTTATCACAACGGCGTTGTAACCGAAATAAATAAAGCCGGAAACAATGGCAATTACGTTGTAGTTCAGTTCTTAGACGATCTGGGTAACAAGCTGGAAGCCACCTATAGCCATGTTGCCGCCGCAGTGAAAATGGGGCAGTCAGTTGTTGGCGGACAAACGATAGGGAGGTTCGATGCCTCTGGGCGCACGTTTGGGGCGCATAACAGTATTGATATTAACTCACCTGGAACAAACGGAGCGCTGCAACGCAACCGGGAAACCGCAGCAGCACGACGAAGCGCCGACATGCTGGTACGGGGGCAGGTGCAAGGCGTGGTATCTGGCATCAAGCCAGACATAGACACCTACCTTCAGCCAGGTGTTGGCTATTTCAGCAGGAAGAACGGAAGGATGGTTAGGGGGCTCACTGCTGGGGCCGGCCAGGCCACTTCTGTTGGCGCTGCTCCAGTGTTCAAGGGCACCATGACTATGCCTGAGCTTCCAGGCGCACCACGGCTTGTTGGTATCAATGACCTACTACAGCAATACCTTCAGTTGGTGGAAAAAACTAAAGCAGCTACCGTAGGCGCCACCGCTGCCGATAGGCAAAGGCTTGCTGTTCAGTCTGAGGCTGCCAGCTTTGCACTTGAACAGCAAACCCTAGCTCCGATACTGCAATACACAGAGCAAAATCGAGAACTTGAGCTTGAAATTCAAAAACGTAAAGAGCGCAATCGACTAGCGCTTGAAGGGGTTGCCCCGGAAATAATTGAAGGCGAGTTGCGCATCCTTGAGATCAGAAGAGACCTGAACAGCGTTTTAACAGGCCTTACGATCAGTACCAATCAAGCTGTTAGGAGCGAGCTGGAAAGACTCAAGCTGAACCCAAGCCTTGTTGACTCTACTTTTGCTTTGACCGAAGCCACATTGGCAAGCCTTGTTGCAACAACTGAGGATACCAAAAAACAAGAAGAGTTAAGAGCTAAACTTCAGGCAATTCTCGATCTCAGGAATCAGTTGGCCGACAAGGTGGAAGGGCGGGCGGCGACGGTCGTAGAGGAAGCTAGGGGCGTGGCCAAAAAGTCTGTCATGCCCCCCAGCGAAAAAATTGATGAAAAAATTGGCAAGCTAAAGGAAGAGCTTACCGAACTCACTAATGTAGGTAATATAGCGATAACAGTTGCTGACGGCATCGGCAATGCATTTACCCAAGCCTTCCAGGGCCTGATTAGCGGATCGATGTCAGCCCAAGAGGCTCTCGCCTCTTTCTTCAAAAGCACTGGCGAGGCATTTCTCAGTATGGCGGCTGAAATTATAGCAAAACAGATGGCAATGATTGTTTTACAGACAATCCTCAAGGCGCTTGGGGCGGTTGCGGGGAGTAGTGGCGGTTCGGCGGGCTCTGCTCAAGCGACACCATCTAACTGGGGGGATTTCTCGGTCACGCCACTTAGTGCTAATTTTGCGGCAAACGGCGCCTACTTTGCTAATGGCACCGCCGCCTTCGCCAAGGGCGGCACCTTCACCAACTCGATCGTCAGCTCTCCCACCCTGTTCCAATTCGCTGATGGCGGCGTTACGAAGATGGGTGAGATGGGCGAGGCTGGCCCCGAAGCGATCATGCCCCTCAAGCGCGGTCCTGACGGCCGGCTGGGGGTCGATGCCAGCGGCATGGAAGTGCCCTACCAGCGCTCAGCTGCAGCCGCTACAACCCCGGAAATGGAAGTGCCCTACCAGCGCTCAGCTGCAGCCGCTACAACCCCGGAAATGGAAGTGCCCTATCGGCGCAGCGGGCCAGCCCTGGCCGTGCCGTATCTAAAGTCTGCAGGTGATACAGTAGGCGACAGCATGAATGCAACCATCGACGTGAAGTTTGAGACAGTAAGAATTAGGAGTGTCGATTATGTCACTCGCGAAGAAGCTGAGCAAATCGGCAGGGAGTCTGCGCAACGCGGCGCCGAGCTTGCTCATAAGCGTTATCGCAACAGCCCAAGCGCTAGGCGTGCGGTAGGCCTTAGCTGATGAAAAACTGCAATTTTCTACGCTTCAAGCGCCGTGACGGAACCTACACGGGTTGGTTGGCGCAAAATTACTTTATCGGCGAGGTCGTCGCTTACAACGGACTACAGTATCCGTATTTGCCAGTTGGCGTTGCGACCAACAGCAGCGCCCGTGGCGGCGATCGGTCAGAAGCGGCGATCGGCGCTGGAATATCAGCACTCAGCCTAAATGTCTTCACCGAAGCCGCTAGAGAAAGATGGCTGCTTGAGGTGAAGACTGTTACCGTCAATCGAGTTGACAATTCGCTAGGCCCGATGCTGACACTTGAATACTGGGCAGCGCTTAGGGTCCAGCACGACAGCAAGGAGCCAGTTGTAGCGCTGCAATTAGCGAGCCCGCTCGATGCTGTGCGTGCCCCTGGTGGCCGGGTGCTATCGCAGCGGCTGGTTGGCGCGTTACCTACCAGCGGCAACCTGACGATGCAGTAATGGCTGATTGGATTCGCTGGGTAAACGCAAAACTACCGCACCAGATCGGCGCCGACCCGGACGACGGCGAAGGCATCGACTGCTTGGTGATGACGGCCAAGGTGCGCAGGGACGCCGGCCTAGATACACCACTACTTGATCCCTGCTGGTTTGATTTAGCAGTAGAGGGGCGGTGGCCAGAGCTGGAGGCTGAATGGAAGCGAATGTGCGAGCCATGCAAACTGGAGTCATACGCTCTAGTGCTGCATGTGCAGCCAGGTGGAATAATAGGTGTTGGTGTGGTGATTGGCGACGGCGTTTTGATTGTCCATCATCGACGTGGCGCACAATGGCTGCCGCTGGACGTTGCCGCCCGTGTAATACAACCCCTCAATTTCTGGAGACCAAAGAATGCTGCCATCTGATCGCTACCTAGCAGATCTCCTTGGCTTGTCCGAGGAGCAGTATGAATTCTGGAAAGACAAAGTGCGCAAGCGCTCAGCAGAAGGTCCACGGCCAGCAGTGGTGTGTGGGCTAGAGACTGCCATTATCGTTTCAATCGTTTTAACAGTTCTGTCTATTGGATTCCAGTTAATCAGCTCATTACTGGCGCCGAGGTATCAAGCTAAAGATAGGAATCCTGTCAAACTGAAAACTAGCAACGAAAACGGCCAATCGCAGAACAGCTTGCAAGCATTTGCACCGCGAGCAGGTTTTAACTCAACGCAATCGGTAGCATCGCTGGGTGAGCCGATACCTGTCGTTTACGCTCATCGCGAAACCATCAACGGCATCGCCTACGGTGGCATCAGGGTTAACACGTCGCTGCTGTGGTCGCAGATCATTAGCCTGGGTGGATCGCAAATGCTTCGCGCAGTATTTATGCTGGCCGAGGGGCCTGTTGCAAGCATCGACCCAAACGGCTTTGCTATTGGCGATAGCAGCATCAGCGTCTACGACCTAGGCAGCGCCGAGGCCAATGAAATTGGTGGCCGCTTGACGATCTATTACCGCAACAATGGCGGTCGCATCGTTGCTGGTGATCGCGTCTTGGGACGCTCTGCTGCAACAGATCCAGGTAATGCGATGAGGGCCGGCGCCACTGATGTATTTCAAGTGCCATCAGTAAACAATGTCCTACGGCCCGATTTTTGCTCTACGGCTAAACCAGCAACCAGTACGACATTCGGCGTTTATACATTGATTGGCAATGACATGGGGTTCAAGTTGAATCCATCGGTAAGACCAAAAGTGTCGGCACAACTCGTACCAAGTGGCGATGAAGGTAATGCTCGCGTAGTCTGCAATATTGAAAACACAGTAGTAGTAGAGCGGGCTAAGTACGCAGCATACTTTTCGACGCGATCAGGAATAACAGCGGGAGCACTCAACGCGGTAGGCGGAAGTGTTACTTATAGCTTGCTGCCCAGCAGTGACTTTGAAACTAATTTCACGCACAGCGAGGCCCAAACATGGGGCAGCGCTAAATCATTCGGCAGTCTTGATGCCGCAAGCATTTTAAGTGAAGGCATTTACGAGGCCGATGTCATGCCTGCACTGGAGGTTAGCACTACTAACGTAAACTCAACAGCAAAAACGGTTTCAGTTAATGCAGACGTAAACACAGATACTATTACGAGCCTGTACGAGAACGCAAATGCCGCCAGCTATGAAATACAATGGATCGTTACAATCGCAAGCGACTCCGAAAACGTCACCTTTCAGACCACGGTAATTGCTGCGGTGGTTGTCTTTAGCGGTACCGCTCCCCGCGCCGTCACAGTCACGATAAGTGGAGACCCAGGGTTTGCGGCGGTTCAAGCCCTCACCAGCCCCAACAGGCTCAGGGCTGTACTGACGTTTGGATATGAAGAGATGGATTCCTATAGCGAGTCCGCCAATGATGCAGCATCTTCAATCGCTAATCGACAGGCAGTATGGGACGACGCGATTGTAATCGGCGATCTTTACAAGATTGGCTCAGCTCTTGCCGTATGTACTGCCAGGACGCCATCCAATGAGGTATTCCGCTCTGAGGCGAGCCTTGGCACTGCTGGCAGCGGCCAGGGCATTGATGCAACGTTCAGGATCGTGCGAGCTGGTAGCGCTGCCACTACAACTGTTGCGAACCTGGAGCTTCCGGGCACTACCTATGCAGCGCGAAGGACTGCTACCAGCGGCCCACACATTATGCGAGTCGTAATCGCAAGCGGTACCACTGAAAAAGAATGCCGCATTATCGAGTTTGGGTTTAGGTCCAGCCTTGGCATTAGGTATAACGGCTTACTGAGATTCCGCGCAACGCTCACCTATGCCGACACTGATGGACGCGCATGTTTCAACAAAGATGGCAATATTATCGCAAAAGGCAACACACTTAAAGTAGACAACTATCAAAGTGGTCAAGTAGCGGGATCTGAAGAGCGTTACTCCTTTTATCGCGTTTCCTATAAAAGGCAGTCAGAGGCGACGTTCATACCGCTTGCTCAGGTATTTGGCTTCGCTGGTATTGAACAACAGTCAATGTTTAACTACCTGCGCCTTGAATTTCCATTCCAAGACTCTTGGGACTGGACAATTGAGCCGCTTAGCGGCTGGGAGATTCGCAATGTAGTAACAGACGCGACCCTGTACGTGGTGGACTCTCGCCTGTCTGACGTGATCACAGTCACTACTACTGCGGGAGGCAGAACGCTTAAGGCAACGTTTAACGGACGAACCGTTACTCGCAACCAGGCGACCTTTAAGTTACAGCAGGCCGACAGGGAGAACATCGGCACTCCGCACCCCGACACCGACAACAACTACGCCGACGCCTGGGGGAAGTTAGCCGAAGCGTTTGTCTACGAAGAGATCACCTCAAGCGCCACCCAGCCCGAGCACGAGATTGTCTACATCAATGAGATTGTAGAAAATCAAACTACGCCTTTGTACGACGGCATTGCTTTAATTGGCGTTAATGTTGCATCGGCTTTTGAGTGGCAGCAATTTAGCCAGCTATCGCCCTATGTAACGGGCGGCACCGAAGTACGCAGGCTGCTCGGGGGCATGACCAAGGGCCCGTCGCACCTACTGCCTGATCTAGCGCTAGATCGCTTAACCAATCCAAAGTATGGCCCAGAAAATATATCCGATGACATGATCAAAATTAACAACTTCAGGAAATCTGCGCAATGGTGCTTTGACCGGTGCTACTTCTTCGATGGTGGTGTAATTATCAGTCAAGAGTCGCCGCGTCAATGGATCGCTGATCACGCCGGCTTCATGTTATTGGACTTCCGCGAGGTAAACGGCCAATTCGATCTGGTGCCGTTTATCAGTTTTGAGCCGGTCAGGCATGTAGCTCTGTTCACTGCTGGCAACATTGCCGAGGGCACCTTTAAGTTTGAGACCATCCCACTGGAGGACAGGCAGGCATCTCAGATCAGTGTCATATGGCGCCAGGAGCGTAGCTCGACCAACCCTGTCAACCCCGGCATGTTCCCTCAGGTGAAGGAGGTGTTGGTCAGAGAGGCGGAGCCACACGGCAATGAGACGCTGCAGATTGAGCCAATCAAAATGAGCGAGTTTTGTACTAACGAAAACCATGCGATCGACTTAGCAAAATTCACTTTGAGGTTGCGGCGGCTGCGTGATCATGTGATCAGCTTTGAAACTACTTACGATGGGCTGGAGGGTATCACCACTGGCGTAGGCCCCGGCGACCTGATTCGGGTGGCCATGGATGCCACGTCTTATGACGAGTTCAACAACGGCGCCGTACTAACTGATGGTACGGTGGTGAGTTCCCAGGTGCTTGGCGATGGCCTCTACGACGTGGTGAGCTGGAGTGGCACTGGTGACGTGAATGATGCGGGATCGCTCACGATCTCGGGCGGTATCGGCTCCCCTGCTGGAATAATCTTCACGGTCAAGCGCACCACTACCGAGGTCCGCAGTTATCAAATTTCCAAGATCTCGCCAACTGATGACGGCGCCTATGCTATCGAAGCCGTCCACATGCCAACCAATGAAAACGGAATGATGCTGGCAGTATTAGACTGGGATAGCACTGCAGCGTGGGTGATTCAACGATGACAGTTCAGTTCCCAGCGATTCAGCCCACTGCTCACGATTTCGGTGAACCTGGCTGGCCGATAACAGAGCGGCGAGCGCAAAGCGGTGTCCGTTCGATCCGGCAGTGGGGCGACAAAGCTAGTGATGCGCCCATGACCCTGACATTCGATAACATTACCCAAGCGGCCTACGCACAAATTAAGGCGGCTTATACCGCAGCACGAGGACCGACAGAAGATGTAGCATTCCCAGCGATTGTTGGAAGGAATCTTGAGCAGGCTGACTTGCTAAATCCTGGCCCAGGCTTGCGTTGGTACTTTTTGGGCGAACCCCAGGGAAGCCGTTCGCAAGGCGGGAAAAGAATATCCGTCAAGGTTCAGTTCAGGGCCGAGCTTAGAATGGATTAGAGGCTAGCTCATTCAAATGGCGGTTGCAAACAGCGTCCACGGAGAAGTTCGTTTTGACGGGCAAAAAGTCGCCAAAGTGACCAACGTTACTCTTGACGTTCAGCGTGACATTTTAGATACTACCGGTATCGGAGAGATGGACAGCGAGTTTGCATACGGAAAACGAAGTACGTCCGGCTCGGCAACTCTTCTCTACGAAACAGATAACGAGGTAAGCCGCGAGCTTATGGCAAGAATCTTTGAGGATGACGAGGAGCCGGACAACATAGAGATTATTCTTCATAAGGGTAAGGGCAGGGTTATTTCCGGGTCAGTCCTGATGCGCTCTTTAGGCTTGAGTGAGAGTGTCAACGAAAATACAAGTGTTAGTATTTCTTTTGTTATCAGCGGAAAATCTTCTTATTCAATCTAATGGCAATTCTTGGATACGAAGGGATTGTTGAGCTAAGTCGTGAATGGCCGGCACCAACAGCATTGGCTGACTGGCGCTTGCAACGTGGCACCTCGCCATCACTAGACCTAAGCGATCAAGCCTTTCAGGCTGGCGATGAAGTGGTTGTTATTGCGCTTCGCGGTGTGCCACTTGGCATTGGCACTGCTGGTTTTGCACCATGCCCCGATGGTCATGCGTTTTGGACGGGCGGCGAGACCGCAGTAGGCCTTGCGCTGGCCGCCAGGACAACCGGCGGCATGTTTTGGAGCGCGGACACGGGTGCGCCATTCTGGGAGTCGCAAGCGACTGTTGGCTTTGTCCAATCAGCTACTGCTTTTATCAGTCGTGATGAGCTGGATAACGCAAGGTTTTACTCTAACGAGGTTGACGCAATCAATGGAGGGGCTCAAGGACTGATACCGCTGCGCAACGTGTCACCAGGCCCGATACTGATACTGCCGGCATCCGCAGCGACTGGCTACAACGCCGCAGCACTGCAATTACTCCAGTCGATTGCCGGCCTTGAGATCCCAGATGGCGAGCAGCCAGCTGAAAACCTGGCGCCAGTGCCAGAAATCCTTACCGACATCGCTGCAGACGCAGAAGAACGCGGCTGGCTAATGCAATGCGACCTGACTAACTGGGTTTTTGAAACAGATGTAACTCAACTGGACGAAACAGCGATTGGACAAACTTTTGGGGAGTCTGCGAAAGGAATGCTTCGCGGCGCTGGAAGCTTTAGCGCCATCATTAGCCATGGATTTATGTCTAGTTCAAACAGTAGCGTTGGGATGCTGCGTCTTATTATGTTGACGAATCAAGGCAGCAAGGCTAAAGCTAGGTTTCAAATTGCTGATCAGCGCAATTCCGGCTCTTTATCTATACCAGAACGTTTATTTTATGAAACAGATATTCTGTTAAGTAAAACAACTGTAAATACTCAGTTCGATGACGTAATCAGAATGAATGCCGATTTTGTTGCGACGGGCCGGATTCGGTTGGCCAGGGAGGTGTAGACTAGCACTAGTCACAGAGCAGCCCCTGAATGACCAAGCTGAGGAGGGCGGGAGAGAGCGGCGCAATTGATGTAGCCGAGTCGCAGAATGTAGCCAAAAGTCAGCTGGCGGCGTTGGTAAATATAGTTCGGCAGCTGATCGGCAATCCAAATATCGCTAGCGGCTCCAGTGAATCTACGGATCCGCTTACGGCTCCGTTTCATCTCTACGTTGATGATAATCTTGGCCGAGACACATATGTAACTGGAGATTTTAATAGCTTTGAGTCAACCGGCACTGACGAACAGAAAATTGCGCAAAAGCTCAAGCGCATTCGCGAGCAGCGACTGGAGTGTGGCTATACAAGAGCCGCCCCCTTCAAGACTCCTAACAGAGCAGTCCTAGAAGCTCACATAATTACATCCCTAAACTGGTATACATTCACAGACGTTCGGGCCCACCGCGACTGTGTGATTATTCACATGGGTTCGGGGCCGCAGTTTATTTACAACCACCCAGGCTCTCACTCCAGTGCCGTTGCCATCAGTGCGTGGGCTGATGGCAAGGTCCCCACCTGGCAGGAGTTGATTGCATTTAACGACGATATTCTTGGGGGACTAATTCTGCCTCGCGGTGCTGCTTTTGATGGCGAAGATTTACGCAAGACTGTACTGATACCAATGTGGGCGCCAGCCCCCGCAGACATCGCTAGCGACTACAGCAATATCCGCTGCGTTTTATACCTAACGCCCGACGTACATGCGGTTGACTTTACATTTCGTGACCCCATCGGCCAAAGTCAATCATTACACTTGCTTTATTGCTTAGGCTACCCATCTCAATCGCATCTAAATTCGTTTTACGCCAAGGCCTTCACCGCCCTGGGCTCTAGCGCCAACCTGTCGGCTGCGCTCAGCCAGGCGCGAGCCAGCGAATATCAAACTGTTGGCCCGTTTGAGGGCAGCCCAAGCCCCGCCTATGACACGGTGAAGGGATCATCCCCCTACCCTGAGCGCATCAGCGTGCGTAGTGAATGGGGTATGGGTGGTTTATTCATCAATGGGGACAACTTAGGTGGTCTGAAATCTACAATCACAGCCCAGTTTACTGGAATTTCCCTCCAAAAAGACGTAAACAGCCTGCAGGTTTATTCTGGTGGCAGTTGGATCACCCCTTCCAGCCTTCAGGCCTACATTGACACGATTCCCGACAATCGGCGGATCAAGCCGCAGCGCGCTCACTGCCATTTGCTGGTAATCAGAGACGCTTTCTGCAGCGAGGTTAGTGTTTTTGGCCTTTGCCACACTGCGAGAGCGCGAGCTGACTTGGGGGGCGAGATTGTTTCATCCAACGGCAATTTCACGTTTGGCAGCTGCGCTGCGCTTGCTACCGGCTATGCGCGAACGGCTGTTCCGCTGGATACAGGCTGGCTGATAAATCGAATCAGCGTGCCAGTCAATCTATCTGATAAAACACCTGCAATCAGGCGAATCACACTGGGGACGGTGGCGAGCCATAGCGCCTCGAACATCACCCTGTTGCAGGCTTTGTCTGCTGATACCACAGGTACGACCCCTCAGCTGCTGGCCACAGACGGTTATTCGTTGCCGGGCGGCACCTATGTATGGGTTGAAAACCCTGACGGCGACGATTGGCGAGCGTTATTGACCTCGACAGCCTGGGCCCCTGGCACCCCTGCTCGAATCAATATCACAGCGGCGTTGAGCCAAAGTGGAACCAATGCAGACGTACCCAGCAGCTTTGGTATTAGCAACGCTATTGGGAAATCAGTCTACATCCGCCGCGTGGTAGATAACCGCACTTTGGCAGAGCGCTCAGCATCCCTGGAATTGACAACATATTCTAGTCGCACGCCAAATCGGTCTGCAATATTGCAGACATCGGCAGGCGTATCGGGTGGCGGCATTAACAGGCCTTTGGCCCCAGATGGGGAAGAGGTGCTGGCTGTTACCAGCACCTCTAAAACAGAATTTGGTGCGCGGGTGACGCTGCGGCGCAGCTGTCCCAGCACCACGTACACAGTTGGCACGTTCTATCGAAAAGGTGTAGTAGTTAAGGCTGTCAATAAGCACTTCAAGGCTATTCGCAATAATTACGCCACCGCATCAACCCCGCCACTCGCTGACTGGGATGAAGCCTACGTGCACATGCCGGAAGCCTATAACCCAGAAGAACCCATTACCAACGAAGCACCTCAAATTGTTTTTAATACTGATACAGACCCGAATGACATAACCACAAGTTGCGGTATAAACTGGACAACAATTTTTGCTAGTTCCGGCCCTGTCCGGGATCAATACCGCACGGGCTCCGACGTACTAGGCCTCTATGCACTGCTCCGGGCATTAGGTTTTTCGGAAAGTGCTACCTGGACAGCCCTGACACCTCGGGCCACAGCTACCCGGAGGCTCAATCCGGCTAGCGCAGCGGATTTTCCTTTGCCGCCATCTGGTGGCGCCGCGTCTGGCCTCGCTTCGTGGGCTGTGGAGTTTCGCCGGCCTACTACAATCACACTTTCAAACTTTACCTATGATCAAGGCGCTGGGCATGGTAATTACAGCACCGCTTTGCCGAAGGCGCAGAAGCCGATTTCAGCGTCAAATCTATTTTCGCTGTATTTCACGAATGGCGGCGGCGGCCGAGTAGTGGTAAATGGCGTAAACGAAAACGGGCAAGTTGTGACAAATAGAGGCCTTACTGATACCGAAACAGGTGAAACAGTGTTGGCTGGCGACCAGGCTGGAACGGAAAATAGCCAGCAAGAGAGTTTTTCCAATATCTCAGTCAATGGGTTGACTGGCTCTGGAGTATGGAACCTAAGCTCTTTAGCTAGCTTGCTATTCCCAAGCTCCAGTGCGGGCAAGACTACGAGCCTAGGGACGTTTAGGTTAGCCAATGCTGCTACACTGCGTTCTAACAACATTCCCATCGGCGCAAATGACGGAGAGCTAAACGCAAGTTTGGACAACTCGCCTGAAATTGTAAATCTTAAAGGCTTGAACTACTGGGCGAAACAGAAGGGCGTACTCACCCGCAAAACTGGGGATACCACGCTTTATGTTGTGCCAGACAGCGCAACAGCAGCAGGACAGAGTTTTGTATTTAACGGCACGTCTGCCGAGCTAATACTCAGTCCGGTTAGGTCTGCCGCTGACGTATTTGCTGTACCACCTCTAGCCAGGGAAACTGCGGTCACATTTGCGATTGCTGTTGTCTATGCAAATGCAACTTTTGACTCAACAGAAACAGTCAACTATCAGCTGGCCGACGGGCCTTACTGGAACCAACTCGAACCATTTAACCATATCGCTAACTGGGTTGGCGCGACCAACCAATTCCCAGTAACCAATATTGTTGCAGATTACACAGCAGCCAACACAAAACCCACCACTGATGCAAAAGCACTGCACGATGCTAGAAGCCCATTTCTTGTGCCATGCTTTGCTGGTGGATTAGCCCACGATCGGGGAAGTTATACCAGCTATGACGCGGGGATGAATTTTTTTGAAAATTCGTTTTTTCCAGAATTCAGAGTAGGTGGCTCAGTTAATGGAGTTTGCTGGTTGTCAATGGATGCGGTAGCCGAAAACCCAGAAATTTTTCCATCAACGCTCTATCCGTCAGATATGAGAATTCCGGCGTACCGGCCCAGTGGCGTTACGTTCCGCAATTTCCTGGATAATTACCTTGATGCCACGATTTCAAATGGGTTTGTGGTGCAAGGTCCTTTTACCAAGGGCTGTGTATCTGTGAAAAGCGGGATCTTTACGTTTAGGAATGTTATATTAGGTGGAAAATCTCCTGGACCAGTCAACCCGAACCTGCCACCAAGCATTGTATCTTGTGAAGGTGACATAGATGTGTTTTGCAGTGGAATATATTTCCTTGGCAATACAAGAATTGATAGCTTACCTAAAGCGCTGCTAAAGGGTGCCACTTTTCCACTAGGAATACCTGGATCCAGAAACTGTCATAGTTTTGTAGGTTCTATGAGTGATGGCAAACAACAGAAAGTATCGCTGACCATGGCTACTCCGTACTCCTTCTTGCCAAATTCAAATGTGTTTGCCCTGGAAAGGAACAGAGATACTAACTGCATTCATATTCTTAACAATCTAGGCAATTACGCTTTGGTTTCCGACCGTGCAAGTACAGGGACCGTGAAAGGTGCCTCTATGCAATCGTTTATACACACGTTTAACGCTGGATCTGTCTTGTCGCTTAAAACCTTTGATAATAGCTTTGTGATTGCAAATAAATCCGCTGGAATGGCGGGTGCATTTGGGAACGACGGAACGTCGGCGTCTGGCCCCTTGGGCATAACCAATCAAGCAGGTAGGACTGTGGTTGCATCCGGGGCAACTGGGCACCCTGGCTTATGGAGAATGGCTACTAGTGGAACTATGCTAGCCAGCAATGTAACGCTTACCTACGCCCCTGGGGGTAGGCAGATTTCATATGACTTGTCATCTTCTAATGCCTTAAACTTAGTAGTAAACGCAAACTACCAAGGAGTTGACGTTAACACTGCCACCCAACACATTGGCCGTATTGTCGGCAGTCCTCCTGCATTTTTTGTATGATTCTTCACCTCCCGATTATTGCCCCCACCGCTGCCCCTGAGTACAACTCCGCTACAGAGCAGTTGTTTGAAGGCCCGCCTATTCGCGGGGCCGACGGTCTTTATCGCCAAGCTTGGATTGTCGGCCCACGCATTAGCGACCCTGGCGCTCCCTACCGTCAGTTCTACGATGGACTGATCACGACTGCCGCCTATCAGGCAATCAAAGATCAAACTGCAACTTCATCGCAGTTACTAACAGCCAACCTGGAACTAGTCGCTAATTTGAGCGATGCAAAGTTAGGCTTTGCTAATGTCGCCGCCCTGCAGCAGTCGCTGGCAGACGTAGCCGTTGCAGCCACCAACCTAACCGCAGCCCACTGGGCCGAGATCGGGGGGTTGCTGGCAGCTAATGGCCTGGCGGACACCTATCAGCTGCCTGGAGCTGGATAGGTACTGGAAGTATTAGCACACAGAGACGAGGCTGTAGGTAACGGAGGACCCTGTAACCACGGCACCATGGCAGCGAAAGAGGATAATTCGACAAACCCGCTAACCTGTCCTAGTAGCGCACCCTCCCATGACCAACGAACGCGATGTGAGCCACGGCGACCTGCTGCTGGCGATTGGCAACATGCAGGGGAAGCTCGACGCTTTAGTCACAACCATGGCGCAGCAACGCGCAGATGTGGGAGAGGCTTTTCGTCGGCTAAGTGAAGCCGAGAAACGAATTGCCCAAGGTGTTATCCTTGCGGTAGTCGTATCATTCACGGTGCCGCTTTTTGTAGTAGCAGTCGCCCCTAAGATCAGCTTTGGACTTCATCCAACGGTGGAGGACAGACGGTGAGCCAAGCCACTTCCCAGGGGCAAAGTACAAGCCCAAAAAAAGCTTTAAGTAGTGAGCGCATTTTCCTAATTCGATGTCTAGTTGGAATACTATCGGCTGGGATAGCAATTTCCGCCACCGATCTGGCGATCTGCCGCCATCGTATTCCTAACAACTGCGATCCACAGACAACTGCAGTTGCTGCCGCTGTTGCCGCCGCTGCTGGATGGATTGGCGGCATTCTTACGAAATCACCAGCATGAGACCTCTTTTAATTACTCTTTCCAGGCGCTTGCTTCGCATGGCCCTTGGCAAAGTATTGGAACTTGGCTTAACCGAAGTTTATAAACGCCTAGATTCCGAGCTACTAGTCTTAACTCTCAACAACTCCTCTCCACTCAGGGTGCAAGGCGCTATCGCAGGCGCTATCACATCCGTAACTAACAGACCCGCCAGCCCGAGCCAAGTTGAAGCGATAATCGGCCTCTATGATCCCGTCAACGCCGCTCGCAACTATCTGCTAAATCACAAATGAAATTCAAGACCCCAAGCCGCGATTACGTTGATTATTACGATCCAAGCAAAGCCCATCACCGAGCCTGGCTTCTGGCAGTGCTCGACCGCCTGATGGAACTCGATCCAGAGGCCCTCCAGGAGGGCGGAAAGCTTCGGAGCGCCTGGAAGGCCGAGAATACGGCGAAAGCCCCCTTGACGGCTTCCACGGTCGCCGCTCCGGCGGCGCCTCAACTGGTAAGCATGGCCCAAGCCACCGCCGTATTTACTCGCGCCCCGGAAGAGAGCCAGCTGGCTGACTTGAATTCCTGCCTACAGCGCTTCGCTATCAACACCCCAGCCCGGATTCGTCACTTCCTGTCGCAGGTTGGACATGAATCAGGTGGATTACGCTGGATGACGGAACTAGCTAGCGGAAGCGCTTATGAGGGACGCACGGACCTGGGGAATACAAGAGTTGGCGATGGCCAACGCTACAAAGGCGCCGGAGCGATTCAGTTAACTGGGCGCTACAATTACCAACGATTCGCCGATTTTATCAAAGATGCGGCAGTAATGGATGGCTCGGCCTATGTTGCCAACAACTATCCATTTACTTCCGCTGGCTTTTGGTGGCATCTCAATGGAATGAACCCCTATTGTGATTCCGGCGCAACCTGCCGCCAAGTGTCAGCCAGGGTTAACGGAAGAGATCCGGCCAATGGCTTGACGGATCGCGAAGCTTACTTTTCTCGCGCCGTAGCTACGTTTCCTAATGTCACGTCAAAAGCAAAATAAAACCATCGACCACCAGCCCATGAGAGCAAGTGGTCGATGGCCACGTTAATACATCAATCCTTGATTTGTCAGGATTCCGGCTGAGGCTCTTCGTAAGACGAAGCGCCTGGCTCGGGTTCAGCAACCACTTCCCCGTAGGAAGCGAGCAGTGCCGCGACCCTGGCATCGTGGCTAGTGGTGGTGCCGAACTCATTGGTGTAGATTTCGCCAACTCCACTAGCGATCAGGCCATCAGCCTGGTCGTCGTTATCGAAGACAACCAGCTGAGTGGCCGCGTATTCGACCCCATCAATAGGGCCGTTGACCAGCAGCTTCAATGTTTTGGCCATGAATCAATTAAGCAAAAAACACCGAACCAACTATAGCACCATCAGGCGCTGCCGTGGCGCTAGAGTCAGCAGCGCCTGTTACGGTGGTAAGCGTAAGGCCGGTAGAAAAGCCTGTCAGCCCACCTTCGCTGAAATGGGAGTTAATTCCGTTGGGTGGAATTGCAATTGGAATAGTAACTCCCAAAGCACCAGCCCCTGCTGTTGTTGAGTTGTAAAGCTTGCCGTATACCCACAAAGCCGTAGTATTTACCAGGTTCCACCCAAGCGGTCGTGTTGCTCCAACTTTAAGTATTGAGCTTGGGCTTGCCACCGAAGATATTACCTTGGCGGGCGTGGCACCACCTGTGACGGTAGCACGGTATTGAACACCAACGTCATTAGATAGTGCGGCACCGGTTGAGAAAGCTGACACCGCAACGCTACCTGTCATCGCTACTGGGGATCCAACCCCCGACTGCTTCATACCCGCTAGGTATAAGGGGATGTTAATATTCTCTTCCAGCGATAAAGACGATATAGTCCACGTTGTTGCAGAAGCTGGTGCTGTAGAGCCATTGTGAGCCCACAGATACAAAAATAAATCCTTATTTTCATCTGGTACAATATCTGATCTTGATGCCGATAACACAAGCACATCCCCTGTTCCCGTTCGACAGGTTGTAGCGGTTCTGCCGTCTAACTGAATAGATGCAGCATGAGCAGTGGCGTAGGTAGTGGCAGTTATTACTATAGAACCAGTATTCCAACCCATACGCTGGGCGTCAAGCGCAGCGTTTGCAGTACCAGAGTAAAGTTGTTGCACGTAGCTGTGCCCAAACAAGTCAAGCGTGCCGCTACCAGTAGCTGGCCAGCCAGCAACGGTAAGGACAACAGTGTTTGCGCTAACGCTGGCAATAGCGTATCGCCCAGGAATACCAGCCGAGCCAGTAATAGCGCCTAACATCATAGACTGGCCAACGTTGGCTGACGTATATGAGTGGCCAGGAAGCGTTACGGTTACATTCGTGGCAGTACATACATAGCTAAGGTTTTCACCAATCCTATCGGCAAGCAAAACCATTAAATTACTGTTTGCTATCCTTTGGGATGGCAGTAAACGCCACCGTAGAGCTATTGATCCCTTAAATGATATAGAAGACCTGCAAAGCATTTCAGCATTTGCGACTGTGCCCGGGTTAACAATCAGGTTGCCACTAGCTTGCGACACAAATAGCGAAGACGGTGACCGCAGTGTTAGCTCTGGCGCCAATAAGCCAGGCCCAGTACTAGATAAATCCGCTTTCCACTGAAGACACTGCGCATGTCGAACCACTGAACCATGATTGGATGGTGCGGCTAGCGCAGTTAGCACGTCTGGCTGACTACTGGCTATCGCAGCCAGCGATATTACCGCCGGGCTGTCACTAGCTAGTGTCACTCGCTGAGTGCTGCCATCTGCGTTACCAACACCAAGGGTAACCCTTGGAGCAACCGGTAGGATGGTTCCACTGGAAGCCCCTTGCACCGTCAACACATCCGAACTAGGCGCACCGGCAGTACCAAACGCCGGCAACTTAAGAATAATCGAGCTTAGTCGCTGAGCAATCCGTTGAAGCCTACCATTTTGACCAGAGCTGGCGGTGTCAGTAGTTGGAGCCGCTTCGTCAATAGGCCCGAGCAAGGCATTGGTAGCAGCAAGGTCGCTACCGCCTGCGCCACCGCCGTCTACCTCCACCTTGAGGGCTCCGCTGTCGGTGACCATTGCGGCATTGTCGCGACCGCTAGCGCTTTGCCCGATCAGTCTCGTGCCTGGCATCTCTGATGACTACTTCTACGAAAGCTTAGCCTTGGCAAAAGCCTCAGGCGCAAATACCTTGGCTGTAAACACGACTCCACTCATAACTTCGTTGCACTTATCTTTAATGCGTCGTTGGCTTACCCCACTTTTCTCCGCTATCTCTTTGATTGTTAGCTGGCGTTCACCTATTCCATACCTTTGTCTGATTAGCCGCTGATCTTGCTCTGGAAGTGCATTGACAATAGTCATTGCAATATTTTCTATGCGACGGATCTCTTTAATACTTTCAGATTCTTCCTCTTGAGCAAGGGTGGCAAAGCAGTTGTACTTAAGGAAATCCATGAAAGTGTCCCTCCCAGGAAAAACATCATGACTAAGCCCGCAAGAATCACGATCAAAGGAAAACACTTTCACCCTTTGTAAAATAATTCTTTTAATTCGTTCCGGTTTTTCGCCCATCTCTTCGGCAATTTGTGGAATAGTCGGCTCCCTGTTAAGTGTTTTTGATAGACTTACCCTGGTTTTCTCAATCAATCTGGCTGCTTTTTGAATATTACCTGGAATTCTTATGGTGTTTTCCTGGTTTTCCCAGGCTCTCGTAATTCCCTGTCTTATCCACCAATAGGCGTATGTACTAAACTTATACCCTTTCTGTGGTTCAAACTTTTCAACAGCTCTAGCAAGACCAATGGCACCTTCTTGCATCAAATCTTCGATTGACAAGTGAGCACACATCGATCTTGCCTTATTGGCGACTGCAGCCACGAGTCTCATGTTTGCTGAGATCATGCGATCCCTTGCTTTTAACCCTTTTTCCACCACCCGTCTTTGCTCTGGCCGCAAGTCTTTCGTGAAACTAACAAAATTATTTAGCGAGATGCTTTCACTTAAACCGTTTTCCCTCAAGATTTTTATCATATCTTGCACCCTATTCCCAAGCACTATTTCTTCGTCCCCTGTTAACAGGGGAACGCGAGCGATGTCTTTCAGGTAATCATCAAGACTCATTGGTGCTGTACTGCTTGCAGCCACTTAAAACGAATTAACTTAAAAAGCAATTTCATTTTAAGCTGCCGATGAATAGCCGGCAAACTTGCGCTAGCCGTCCAAACAGTACAGCCCGGTCCAGCTCCGGTCAAGCTCCGGTCAAGCCATAAGCAATCCCTGATGGCGCTCGCCCCTCTGGAGAATCCCCGGAATCGCCAGCTGACGATGGTTTCCATCTCCCACTAGCGGTGCCAAGCTCTTGGTCGAAAGATGAATTTTCGGAATCAAATAAACAATTCCATTCAATCGACAAAAGTAATGCGGGAATGGCGAATTGGTTTTAGCAATTCCCTCAAACACAAGACTTCTGTCGTCAAAAAATCTTGCGTAAACAGTGTCGCCCTGGTGAAACTGTTTGAACTTGCGGAGTGCCGTCATTGCGTTTAGTAAACAGTGAAGCAAGGGAATTTTAGGGCTTGCGAGCCTGGCCGTCAACAAACTACTGAACGCATAGGCCCGTATGTGCTGCGAACCGCCCAGACACTGGCGCACGTTCGACCCAACCCGGCCACCAACACCAGCTGAGAGGCCGCTAGCAGGGCCTGAGCCGCGCCAAACGACTCCCAGCGACCACTTGCCCGCCCCAGGCGTTCGAGGGCCATCAGGGATCGATTGCTGTCAGGGGTTGACCGCTGCACATCGCAGCAGTATGATGCAGTGGCACAGCGCTTCACTTTCACAATGGCACCCAGGTTTTCAATCTCGCTTTCGGATGAAGTTGTTGCACAACTGAGAAATACAAAACCCTCACATCGCCCAATGTCACAACATATCGTAGATCTGGTTGTTGAAGCCATGATTTCAAGGAAAAATTCAGAACTTCGCCGCACTGCCATTAAAGATGGTAACGCAGCAATTGTTGACCACAACTAAACAGGAGAAACTATTTCTAATTTAACTAACACTAATCTCAATGGAAAGCTTTGAAAACAACGGCGCTGGTAACAGTTTTACAATTGTTCTTAATGACGCCTTGAGGGATAAGCGCCTTAGCTACAAGGCCAAGGGTATCCTTGCTGTTTGTCTTTCGCACAGCAAGGGTTTTAAGTTTACGAGAGCCTGGATTATTGAACATGGAACCGAGGGTAGAGATGCGGTTTTGTCGGGCCTCTCTGAATTGAGATGTTTTGGGTATTTGGTAAATGTAAAAAACAGGAACCCAGCAGGCCAGATAGTTGGCGAGCATTACAGCGTCACCGATAGGCCGGATCCGAGTGCTGTGGCTTCGTTGGCCCCTGCGGCAGAAGCCACAGCCAGCGTCCGGGAAAACCGGACGCCGGGAAACCAGTGTCCGGGAAAACCGGACGCCGGGAAACCCGGACGCAATAGAAGACCATTAGAAAGAAAACCATTAGAAGAAAACCATCTAGAAGAAAACCCCCCACTGCCCCCCAGGCGAACCACGCAGAAGCCGAAGCCAGCAGCCATCGAGCTGCCCGAGTGGTTGCAGCCCTACCGCGAGCATTTGCTTAAATGGCTTGACAACAGAGAAAAAAAACACAAGCTTCGACCTGAACTTACAAGTTCCACCATGCGTGCTCTTGAGTATGCCAAGAGCACTGGAACCTTAAAGCTTTATTGCGAATATGTAGCAGAGAAAAATTGGCAGTCGCTTGGTTTTGCTGGGCACAAGGAAACTATTAACAAGCTGGGACAGGAGAATGGTGTAGCCAAAGCGGGAAACCAAGGTAAACCCGCGATGTCACCAATTAACTACACACTAAATTAAATGAGCGAAGGAAATTTTGCAATCCTGTCCCAGATGAATACCTGGGATACCAGCGAGATACAAGACTCTTTTCTCTCTACGTGCATCTTTTATCTTGAAGGTGAACAAGGTTCTACAGCTGAGCTTTGTGATATTGCAACACAGGTTAATCAAGAGTGGTTTACTGGAAACCATCGGAAAGCATTGTTTCACGTAATTAAAAAGATTGCGCTTGATTCAGTCAAATCTTCCCTGGTGGTGCCTGGCAGTATTGCCGTGATGGCAGAAAAGTTACTTCTATCTATGGGGCATCAAGATGATTGTCAGTACATCCAAGAGGTTGCCGAGTCCCCTTCAATGTTTTTTAGTATTGAATCTTTGTATTCCATTGTTCCTGTTTGGAGGTTGAAATGTGCAAGAACAAGTCTTAAGGCTAATGCAGAGGAGATTGCTTTAGCCCTTACTAGCACTCCCGATCAAAAGGTATTTGAAGAAAGCATACCATCTTTAATAGAGAGGCAGCAGGAAATATGGTATAGCGCTTCAACTCTTGATAAAAGGGACGACGACTGGGAATCTTCTATTGAAGAAGCCCTTCAACCTTTACCCAAGGATATTGTAATCCCGACCGGCCTTAGCGTGCTTGACGATGCAATACAGGGTGGAATTGCAAAAAGGGATTCACCGTACTCTGGTCGCCTGGTGGTGCTAGCGGGAAGGCCCGGCATGGGCAAGACTACATTTGCAATTTACCTTGCAACCGTGTTAGCCGATATACACTGTGATGTTGCTTTTTTTAGTTTAGAAATGTCAAAAAAACAGATTCAGTATAAATCAATCGCTTGCCTTGACTACATGAGCCTTCGTTCTTCGGGAGAACTTACCGATCCAATTCGATCCCACAATTTGAGGCTAAGGAATTACACGTCGGCCCAAAGGACGAGGCTTGAAGGTTACCAGAACTCCAGGCTGATTAAAAGATTGCATGTCTTTGATGAATCTGAAACCATTAAAAGTATTTCAGCAAAAATAAAACTTCTTGCTAAGACTAGAAAAAATCTTTCAGCTGTTTTTATTGATTACCTGCAACTTATAGAGGGCTGCTCTGGTGATGCTCAAAACACGGAGGCATCTAATATTGGCCATGTTACAAAAGCTTTGAAAAGGCTCGGAACAAGTACAGGTATAGACATTTTCTTGTTGAGTCAAGTTAACAGGGGCGTGGAGAATAGGACCGATAAAATGCCAAATATGTCAGACCTCCGCGCTTCCGGTAGAATTGAAGAAGATGCGGATATTGTCATGTTTCTCCTTCGACCACATTACTATGACAGGGGAAAAGATAAATACGAGCTGGCCGTTTCTGTTGCTAAAAACAGGCATGGAGAATGCGGTACGCTGCAGTGTTGCATAGATCTACAAAGCTCTGTTGTCTGGGGTAGCAACTTACTGAGATGACAGCACCTAACTGGAGTAAAATTTTTAAGAGATTTCCAGAGCTTGAGGCTCCTGGCTACCAGGAGGCCTTAAGGCAAATGCAGGAACGGCGACCAGATTACGAAGCCGAGAGGCTGAAGGCAAAAATGCAGTTAATCAACAAGGAGAAACAAAGAATGAGAACCAAGAATCGACACATCGCAACCGCTAGAAGTTTAGTGGCCGCAGATAATGCGAATTCGCTGTTCAGCGCTAACAAGGGTCGGCGCAAGAAGGGGTAGGCATTGTGGAGCATTTTCAAGAATTGTATGACGAATTTTTGCTATGTCTGTCAAGAGTGCAACGGCTTCTGCCGTCATTGTCGGTATATTGCCCATGGCCAAACTCTCCAGTGATTTCGCTGCTGAGTCAGGGGCTTGGCCTTCCGCTCAGCCCTGGCAGACTAGCGCCGCCTACCGCTCTGGTCTGAAGCTTTCCGTAGAACCCTTGCCTGATGGCGGATCAAGCATGTCATTCAGTTCCTGTATCTTGATGGCATTGAAATCAATTGGCGGCATCGGCATTCGGCGATGGTTTTTTCTGCTGTTCGCTGATTTTGGCAGGCCGTGGACTTCGCAGTAGCGCTCATACCAGCTACGCACCATTCTTGGATTTACGAACCCCTGCAGCAGGTTCGCCACCGCCGGCACGTCCTCGCCCTTTTCAAAAAGAAGTTGCGCGGTGATTCGCAAGATCCGGTTCAGATTTGTGGCACCTGCGCTGCTCATGGGATTGCTGTGGGGCTGCCACCATGTTAGACTGATGCACGTAAACCACTTAGGAGCTGCGCTCCACAGCTATGAATCCAAATGCTTTTAGTGTGGACCAAATTCAAGAGCTAAGTCAGCCGCTCTCTGTTCAAGCCGTAAAAACGAGGGACCAGAGCGGTCGCACACTGTCTTACGTGGAAGGCTGGCATGTGATTAGCGAGGCCAACCGTATATTTGGCTACGGATGTTGGGATCAGGAGCTGCGTGACATTAAGTGTGTTTCCGAGCGCGAACGAAAGGTTGGACAAGCCAAAAAAGACGGCTGGGGCGTATCCTATATTGCTACCGTTCGCATTACCACGAGCGGAACGTTTCGTGACGGCGTTGGCGCCGGACATGGTATTGATGTCGATTTTGGACAGGCCCACGAATCCGCCATCAAGGAAGCGGCCACCGATGCAATGAAACGCGCTTTTATGACATTCGGTAATCAGTTTGGGTTGTCTTTATATGACAAGCAGCAACGCAACGTAGAAGACAAACCGCTCAACTTCAAGCAAGTTTCTGAAAGTGAAAAAGCTACTCAAAAGTTTGTCTCACTTTTGCATACAAAAATGCAGCAAGCTGGTATTAACCGTGACGGCATCAGAACACTTATGAAAATTCTTCAGGTCAATGAATTTGAAGAGGTGAAGGATTTGGTAAGGGAGAGGGTGCTTACGGCGGTAACACCGGAGTACGCGGCTAAATTAAATATTGGTCAGAATAGCAGGGGCGAGCAAGTCGTGCAAGTGGTTGCAAAAGGTGCAACACGTTTAACAGCGGATCTACATGAGGCAGCGGATAGAGTGTTAAGTTAAACCGATCCTCAAGTCAACCTTTACCAAGCCAACCCACTAAAACCGTTATGACAGCTACTGCTTCTGCCAAAGATCAAGCCGAAAATCAATCAGCTATTGTTGCTTCCGACTCTGGGGTGTCAGTGCTTACCCGCTGGGAGGCGTTGGCAGCTGAAATTGCGACTGTTACGCAAGAATCTGATTGCAAAGAGTTTAATTATCGCGATACGGCTGGCAGCGAGAGTGCTCGCTCCTGGATATGGAAATTACGTAAGCTGAAGGGCCGAATTGAGAAGGCTCGCAAGGAAGCAAAAAGCGTTCATCTTGAGCGCGGCAGGGCTGTTGACGAAGCAGCCAAAACACTGGAGAATGCTGTTTTGGGACTTATCGAGCCCCACGAAAAGGCGATTGAAGCGGTCGAGGCCGAGGAGCGCTCCAGGATTGAAGCTCACCGGACGGTGTTGGATCGTATTTCTAGGTTGGCCGATAGTGTTACCACCTCGGCTGAAGCTCAGGCTCGGTTGGTCGAACTGTCCACAATTGACATAACTCTTCTCGAAGAGTTTCAGTCCGCTGGTTTGAACCGCCAGGCGGAGGCCGGAGCGCGTCTCAAGGAGCTGTGCGACTCCCTGCTGGCCCAGGAGGCCGAGAGGGCCGAACTGAAAGCACTCAGAGCCGTAAAAGCCCAGCAGGATGCTGAACTGGAGGCGCTGAGGGCTGAAAAGGCCCGGCAGGATGCTGAGCTGGAGGCGTTGAGGATTGCTGAGGCCAGGCAGCTAGAGGAGCGGTCACCCTTCATCTTTCCCGCGCCCCTGGTTAGCAAAGGGGGCTCGCGTCCTATGCCCGAACGCCAGGGCGTTGATGTGCCCGCCAATGCCAGCGAGATCCGAGATTGCTCCAGCATCAACCCTGGAGCTGGATACGGTAAACCTGTCAATACTCGACCAGGAAGGATCGGCGGATTTGATGCGTTAAGGTCACACAACAATGTAAGCAGGGTTGAAGACCTGCGGAAGGAGCTTATCTCCTTGATGGCAGGGAAAAAATTGCGGGAAATTGTTGACTTGATCGTTACCGACAAGCTTCATGAAGCAATTCATGTTGACTGGTTAAAAGTTGAAGAATTACATCCTCTCTAGGCCTGGGAAATGCCACGTACACCCGACTGGCGGCAAGTCCGCTACGTGTTATGTCCCGGAATGGTCACAAGTAGGTATGATGGACAAGGCCATTATGTTAGCGCTCTGCAGTTAGCACGGCTTTATGGAGTGGACATGAGATTGTGTGTAATCTTTCGACCTCCTTCGTGTTTGCCCTTAGATAGATATTTAATGGAACTTAAAAGGCAATACCGTGAAATCATTGTATTGAAGCCGCGGTATAACGGCGATTACACTTTACCCACTTAAATTAAGTAATGCTCTTGTGGCTATGGCAGTTGATGTTGTTTTTGTTAATGGCCCCGCAGATGGGATGCGCAAGCGGTTGGAGGGCTGGGACTCGTCTGCATTGCCTGCCCAGCTCTATTACCCACTAGAGCCGCTGCCGCCATGCTTATACCCGCTCCGACTTTATGTTGAGGTGTGCTTCAGGGAAGCTGTCTACGTCAGGTGTTTTCGCACCCAGGGTATGGGAGGGGAGCCTGTTTACAGATGGCGGGGTAACGAGTGAGCGACGAATGGCCCGAGTGGCAGCGCTGTTTCCATGATGTCGGTGGTTTTAGGTATGCCACCGTTTCAGCAATTCTTAGCAAAACTTTGGCGCACTTCCATTCAAGTAAAATCAAGCATTTGATGTGGAAACTTGACAATGATCCAGATGCGCAAGAGAAAATTACAAGAGATTGCAAGCTTGCGGGAATGGTTCGCCATGAGGTTGAAAAGTTTTTACTTGGCGATCAGCCATCTCGTTCTGCTGATGTTGTTGACACGCCTTCCTTGGCTGAAATGATGTCTTTTGGTGTCCCTCGCTACTTGCACTACCTTGAGCCCTTGCTCAGGGAGATTGAAAATCAAAACGGACCGGATCATCTTTGGCCGGGTCTCATGGAAGGTAGTTCACTTGTTGGGCTCCCGCTTCACTGTCGTTACGGATTTGCCGACGTGTCGGAAAGGCGATGTTGGTTTGAGGGGAAGTACACGGCTTGGACCTGGAAGGTTGAAGGACCAAGTTCTGAAAGAGGTGCCAAGGAAAAGCTTTACCCGATCAGCCGTTATTCAGAGGCAAAGGTCCGAATAGCTTCTCACGCTCTTGCTCATAATATTGAGCTTGTTCCTGATGGCAACCTTCCACCTGTTGAGCAAGGCGCCATCTGTGTTTGTTACGATTGGTGCGAACCATTGTTGTACTTAATGCCAATGAGTGAGATTAGGGAAGCCGCTCATGAGTTTATCGAAAGGTTTGGCGCTTATCAGGTGCTTGAAAGCTCTGTCTTCCCGAGACCAATGGTAGAGTTTGGCCATCGTGAGTCAACCAATGATTTCAGCAAGTTTTGATGGATACGTCACGAAGCAACCTGTTTCCGAAGAAGGAAAATACGGGAGGTATATGGATATAACCCTCAGGGTTGCAACCGCTGGCAAGGAAGTGCATTATGTTACTTCAAGGTTCTACGGTAGAAAAATCAGGCCTATAGAAGATTACATCAATAACGGGGATTACATAACGATGTTTGGATGTGTTACCTCGATTAAAGAGATGGAAAGAACCAACGGTGGCGGCAAGTATTGTCAGATCTACTTGAAGGATGCTTGTTACACGTTGCCACCGAAAATGACAGGGGAGGCCCGCTTTCGCCCAAGCCTTGAATCTGCCACATCGGGAGGGGGGCTTGACGTTCCCGACCTCGGGGAGTATGATGATGTGGTCTTCTGATTTATTGGTCAGAAGTTTTTTTTAATCGCCAAAATCAATGGCATCTTTCAATAGCTGCTCTTTCAGCGGAAATGTTGGCAGGGATCCCGATGTCCGCTATTTTGAAAATGGCAATGTTATTGCCAACTTTAGCATTGCCGTCGAAGGCCGCAGGGATAGTCCTACTATCTGGATGCCGGTCAAAGTCTGGGGAAAGCAGGCTTCTGTTATCGCTGACCATGTTCGCAAGGGGTCGAAGATAATTGTCGGCGGCGAGCTTCAGCAGGAGTCTTGGACAAAGGACGGCGCAGAGAAGAGCCGATTAGTGCTCAACTGTCAAAACTTCACTCTTCTCAATTCCAAGAAGGAAGATAATGGTAGTTCTGGTAGTTCTGG